CACGACTCATCTGCCGCATGACCCCGGGAGACCCAGCAAAAGCCGTGGCAATAACGGTCTGGACCGTCGTCTCGTTGACTACCTGGCGAAGAGAATCCTTAGTTAAAGCCTCCGGATCAACATCAGCCACCTTCGCAGCTACGCTATGACTGATCTCAGTCACAAGCTCTTCTGGGACTTCCTGCGCGATTGCCATCCCTATCCGCTTCAGCCCTTCACGAACGCCACTCGCCACGGCCTGCTTGCCGGCAACCATAGACTCCACGCCACCAAGGCCCATTCGCTGCATAACAGCAGCCGGAACCCCCTCAATGACGCCCTGGCCGACCGCATAGCTGGCCAGTTTAGTGCCCTTCAGTCCGGCGTCCCGCCCCTCAGTGATGGCTCGGTTCGCCTCTTGAGTGGAAGCGGCTGCGATCGCTGCGGCTGGACCACCAACCATTCCGGCTGCCCCCATTGTCGTAAGCGAACGCCCAGCCCCACGCACACCACTCTGAATCACGTCAGGAACGATTCCGCCGCGCTCACGCTTACGCTGTACTTCCTCGATAGCGTCAGTGAAGCGATTCATCCGATCGGCATACTCATCTTTACCGATCAGCCGAGCACCTAGCGCAGTAAGGTCACCGCCGGCCTGGATCGCATACGCCTTGACTCCAGGTAGATTCGATTCGCCAAGCGTCTTACTGGCCTGCGCCAGCAGTCTCTCGCGCTCGATGATTTGCATCGACTGACGGCGCTCCGCTTCCGTCAACTCTTGGCGCTCCGGTTGCGGTTGCTTTTGATGAAGTTGCGTACTCAGATTACGACCAAACTCAATTAAGCTAGGATCGACCTGGCCACCCCTGCGTACCGCGGGCGCTTCATCGCGATATTGACGAGCGAACTTCAGAACATCAAGGTCAATCGGCACCTTGCTCTCCCTGTGTGATGGCATACCATTCGACGATAGCGGTTGCCTCATCAATCGCATCTGCTATTCGTCCTGAGGGCTCATACCCGGCGAGCAATCGCCCCTGAATCGTACGCAGGAATGCCTGGGCAATCCCAACGTCTCGCGGCATTCCCTCTTCGGCTTCTGTCGTTTTTATACCCATGCTTCTTGCGCGGGAGAGATATTTGCGACCCTTTGGCTTCCCTGATTTGTCTCGACTAACGTAATCAGGACCCTTGGGTTTCTCTGATTCCTCTCCCTTCTTGCGGTCCGCCACCATCTTGCGTAATACAGGCTCCAGGTCTTCACGGTACTCAACCTCTGGCTGCTCGTTAGAAATGATCGCCATTCTCTCGTCAATCTCTTCGCTAGTGCGATAGCGCTTGATTGGCAATCCATCCTTCCCTATGCCAGCTTCAATTTGCTCAGTGGCCAGCTTATGGCGCAGATCAAGAAGTTTGAGGTCATGCGCTGCGGCTGCCTTCTGCTCAATCCCTTCGCGCGTTTGGTCATAACGCGACAGAAGTTTCTTCACACCTTTTTCGTCGATCGTATACCACGCACCATCTGCTTCTTGGAACGTATCACCAGGCCCGCGGCCCTCCGGGTACTGTGGAGCGTTGGGGTCGCGAGGGATTCCAGTCGGCTTGATCGCGTCGATTTCCGCATCATATTTATGCGATAACATTTCTTTTTCTTGTGGCGAAAATCTCTCACTAGCCTGCATTTGTTGCTTGCTGTTCTGGAGATGCGCAATCTTCGCGCGCTGCTTCGGCGTATACTTGAAGTCGACCGGGATCGCTCGCTTTTGGGCTTCTTCCTGCTTAATCAACCGCTGCTGATACTCCATCTCCCGAGTCTTCGCCTCGGCAGCCCGTTCGCGATCGCTTGGGTAATGAAGCTGTCCATAGTCAGCCAGCGTCGGGCCGCGGCTCACCCCAGACCGCCTGTCGCCACCACCGCCACCACCTCGCGGCGCCCCTTGCGGCGATACTTGCGGCGCTTGTGGCGTCCGGGCCTCAGTAGCTCCAGCCAACGCAGCAAGCCCGGCCAGGGCCGAAATGTCGCCTTCTCCATGTTTGACTCGAATTCCCATTAGGCGATCCTCATATTTCCAATAGCGCTATAAGCCTGCGAACCACTCTGCCCACCGGAACCCTTTCCGAGTTGGTTGATGAGTGAGATAATCATGTCACTTTCGGGATACTCATCCTCGCGACGTTCGATCCACCCAAGCTTGGTACCTTGCAGGCTATCAGCCAGGCGGTTTAGTGCCGATTGCTTCTCGCGCTCGACACCGAGACCGAGTGTCGGGGAAATAGTAGTATTCCCCATGCCGGTCCTAGCAAGCTGTTGCATCATGTCCGACCGCTGCCCGGCGTAATCGCTCCGGATATCCGCCTCACGCTGGCCAGTGGTCTGGTCGATGATCCCGAGTCCCTGCTGATAGCGGGCTTCGTTCGCAGCCTTCGCCTCACCCCAACCCTGGTTATACTGATTGATGAGCTTACTGAGGCTAGTCCCAGCCGCCTTGGACTGCTGTAGCTCGTTCTGATATTTCTGCCTCTCGAAATCCCATTGCTCCTGCGCAAGGCGCTGTTGCATAGCTGCGCCAGCATCATAATTTGACGACGTGCGCCCCCAGGGGTCAGTGGTTGTTGATACGCCAAACCCACCGCCCCCTAGTATGCTCGCACTCCTGCCGCCGTAACTCCCAAGCATCGCCTACCCCTTATTGAATGGAAATATCTGGTTCAGTCGTTCTTGCCGCTTTTTGCATCCACAATCTTTCATGCCGATAGCACTCGTAACCATTGTGACTACCCTGTCGATCCCCGTAGCGTGCGTTATCTTAGCCACTACATCTCCGAACCCACGCGACGGTTCGCTGGGCAGCCAAGAAGACTTTCCTGCTTTTCTGGCGTCACACTCTACGCATTGGGCTGCCGTACAAGTAACCCGCTTCTTGAAGCAAGCTCGAATGGAGGCGGGCCGTCCGTCATTGCGGTATTTACATTCAGGCCAATCCATCAGCAGCACGTCTCTCCCTCGTCGGTCGTTTCTGGGTAGTATTTTAGAAGCCTAACATCGTACACATACGAGCTTGTACAACCGCTAGCACAAGCACCCCCATCTACGCAACTCCCGCAAGCGCCATAGCACGAGCACGCATAGTACGGAACCCCGCTGCATCCGGGTAGATATGTAACAAATGGCTTACCTGCCGCCGTATATTGGCCAGACATTCGAGTCGACCAATCGCCAATGTGTGAGCCGCCGGCGCAAATGGTCTGATTAGTTTTCTGCTGAACATACCACCTTACATAGCATCGTAGTGGCTCCCTGCCGCCGCACGTTGGCCCAAGGCTCGCACAAGCGTAATCAACTAGCGCCTCCGTCCCAGGAGCACTAGAAAACAAATATTGACAACTATGCGGCGCAGCGAGGTCAGCAAGAGCCATCGACTCGTCAGCCTTAGTGTCTGCCTCGTCACTCTTACTATCAGCAAGCACTAGCTTGGCGTCCCTGTCACTTTCGGCGGCTGTAATCTCGGCCTCCTTCGCCGCTATATCTGCCTCTATTTCGTCAATGATTGCCTGCGAAGAGCCTTCCGCTTCATTGAGCGTGCAAGTAAGCTCATCAAGTTCGCAAGTAAGCTGCGCCACAAGCTCTACGGCAGTGCAATAACTACTCCACAGTGTAACCCACTCTGCGCGCAGTAAACTTGCGGCGTCTCCGGCGTCCGTTGCTGCGGTTCGCTGGGCTTCAGTACATGCCGCTGCTGGATTCTTTTGGCACGCATTAGCGTTGTAGGACCCGATTGCTGTAGTTGCCGGATTCGCCGCGGCAGCGACCGCGTTACTGCAATCATCTATGCATCCAGTTGCTTCCGGGCGATCGCAATCTTCTTCACAACTTTCAGACGGAACATCTATCATAACTACAATGCTTGCAACGTCCGAAACATCGTACCCAGTGAACGGAGTGCTCGACACGCTCACTACGACGGTTCGCCCAATATCGCTCTCTTCGGTATTGAATTGCAACTCCGTAGCAGTGCCCCAGTAATCGTCTATGTTTGCATACGACTCACTAACGCTCGCCATCCATTCGCCACCCGGCGACCTAATCTCAACGGCCTCTTCAGTATCGCCCCATGCCGCTGTCCACGTCAGGCCATTGTCTGGTTCGTTTGTCTCGTATGATTCGTTGTCAACAAGTTCAGAATCAATATCAACCGTCACGCCACCAGGAAACATACTTGTTGGCGCTGTCATGGTAAGGTCGAAATCTGGCTCATACCCCGGCGGGTACGGTCCCGGAAATGGCCAATCTATATCCCAACCGGGCGGGACGCTCAGCGAGGAAGTCTCGGCAGCTTTTGCTACGTATGCACCGGACATGGCTAGTTCCTGATGTAACTCTCGACACTACCAAGAGTATTTGCTGCCGGAGAGAAATCCGTACCATTATTGGCGCAGGTTGCTGTTGCGGCATCTACGATAGAATTAAGCCACGCTTTTAGACCTGTCGTTGTGTTGTATGTGATCTTTGCTGGGGTCCTCATTGAAATCGTAGCGCTAATCTGTCCATAGACTCCGTTCACATTACCACTCGCAACAGCAGCATACAGCAACGCCCTGCATGATTCGACGACCACACCGTATGCGCCACATCCCGAGAAGACCCCATAAGAGAGATAGGTAGTATCTGTCCAATAGGCATTCACGCCGCGAGAAGCTGCCCCGGAGACAATGAGGTATCCGGCTTGTACAATGGTTGAATTCAGGGCTTCTAAGCCATAACTGAAGCCATCAATTCCAAGTTGCGTACCACCTTGGAAAAACGCACGAGCACGAACTGTAATGCCGTTATTCGCTGCGCCACCAACAAGTACGAGCTTATCCAGGTTCCCGAGTGATTTCCCGTAGTCAATAATGATCCCATCGCAGCCAGCCGCCGAATAGGAGAGCATCGTTTTGATAACTGTGATCGTCCCGGCAACGGCCCCGCTTGGCGCGGCAGTATGAAGACTCTTGGACGTTACGGTAATTCGTGTATTCGGAACATCGACATTCGTGATCTTATGGCAGCCGCACAGCGTCTCAGGGCGGGTACCACCTGCCGCGCTATACGGAATGAGGACATAATCATTCACAGCGCAATTCGACACATCGCTAACATTCAGGACGATCGACCATGCGCCGGCTGCGCCGCCAGAACTCTGAATTGACGACAGTGTAATGTCGTAGCTGTTCTCGCCCTCGATTTCAATTTGGTCGCCGTTCACATGGTTCAGTGTGTCGGCAGAACCGATAGTATAGGTACCATCCTTGAAGATGATCGTCACTGTCGAATCACCAGCAATAAGCTTAGACTCAATGGTAGTTAGCGCCTTGTCGAGCGTTGCCCACGGACTGCCACTTGACCCGTCACCAGTCGAATCGTTCCCAGTCGTAGAGATATAGTATGTCGTGTCGTCCGTGACTACTTCCTGGAGCCCCAGCGCCGTGTGAGCCGCGAGAGTATGGTCCGTGAGGACATTAGCTATCGTATTCGGTAGCGAGACATGCTCCGCCGCAACGAAACCACCAAGCGAGTCGTGGCTGAGTGAACTCTCCAGGTTCGCAAACGTAACCTTTCGAGAAGCCCCGGCCGTCTCGTCATAGACTGGTATTGCGTCGGCAGCAACCACCGGAGAAACCGCCGCCAGCCCATTAATGTCGAGGGCCAGCGTAACGTAGTCCCCACCATCGTAGTAACTAAGCCCGCTGCCTGTCCGCAGTACGCCATCGTTCGACGCGGCCCCCAGGTAGTCGGCCGTCGCGCTCGAATCAACCGCCGCCTTTCCGATCGCGTCGTAAGCCGCGTCCCAATTCGCGGGCGTTACTGACGTAGTGGAATATCCCGTGGACCGCAAAATCTTCCCATTATCTCTGGTGCCGATAACGGAAATGTCATTTTCCAGGTAGGCTGCGCTAAGGATACCAGCCGCGCTGCCTTGTACTCCCAAGTTCGTCCAGGTATCACCATCGTCAGTCGAGACGTAAACGCGCCCGCTGTCGTTGAATCCGGCAATCAACACGGTCCCCGTATAAGCGAAGTAGCCAAACTTCGTCTCCGCTCCAACCTGCCCCTCGTCTGTCCAGTTCGCTCCCCAGTCCGTCGACTTCAGTAACTTGCCGCCGTTACCAGTTCCCGCCAGCACCGTGCCACTACCGAGGTGAACAAAGCAGCGCACGCCATCCACGCTGTGTTGCTGCCCAAGGTCGGACCACGTTGCGCCGTAGTCCGTAGACCGAAAGACCTTACCCGTGCCTGTCGTCCCGGCTAGGGCGATTCCGCTCCCGAGATAGATGATTGAGTATACTTGCGTCGAAGTGCCGCCGTCCGGCGAGCCAAGATCGCTCCACGTCGCGCCAGAATCAGTGGATCGTAAAATCTTGCCGCTAGCCGACGTACCCGCAATTACAATCCCACTACCACAATCCGCGAGGCAATAAATCCACGCACAGCTATGTTGCTGCCCGAGATCGCTCCACGTTGCGCCGTAGTCTGTCGAACGGATAATCTTACCGTTAGCTCCGGTCCCGCCAATAACAATCCCGCTTCCGAGATTACATAAACTTCGGATGCTTTGCTCGCTGGCCTGCTGCCCGAGATCCGACCAATTGGCTCCATAGTCTGTCGACCGAAGCACCTTCCCGCCGTTATATGTCCCAGCTAGCGCGACTCCGCTACCGACGTATTCCAGGCACCAAATTTTCGTCTGGCTGAACATCGTACCGAGGTCGGTCCATGCCGTCCCCGTGTCGCTCGACCACAAGTACGGCTCGCTCCCGTGGTCACCCCAGCCGTATGCCTCATCCAATAACGCACCGTCAGCGGAAATGTCACGGCCGTCGATCGTAATCCCAGCATCGACAGATAAGTCGCCCGTCAGGTCGCGAGAGCCGTCTGCAAGCAGATATTGCGTGTGGTCGTCGTCCATCAGTCCCCCCAAGGAACCGTGGTCAATGCCCGCTTGATTCAGACTTAGCGTATCGTCCGTCAGTACGATCGGAGCCGTAACCGCGAGGTTCGTATCGGCTGAGATGTCAATCCCGCTGAGACTCGCGCCAGTATGGGTGTGCCCAGGGTCCGCCCCGCTCGTGACGTTTACACCACCAATCGTCCCAGTCGTCGACAGATTCTCATTACCGAAACTGATCGCCCCGGTGTCGCTCGTGATAGCTGCGCCATTGATCGTGATGTTGTCGCACGTCAACAGCGTCAAGGCCGTCAGGCTCGTACCCCAGGCCGGAGTCGATCCGACCCCGACCCCAACCAGCACCTCGCCAGCCGCGCCGTCCGTGAGGATACTAGTATCCTCTGTGGCTCGCTGAAACGCCTGGCGTACCTCAGTCGGTACGTTCGGATGTGGAATGCGACGACGCACCATCAGGCGATCCTCCGCCGGCCAGAGTCAACCACGTCCATCGTGGACTGCTCGTACGCCCAAGCCCGGCCTGAGGTCCCTGTGATCTTCAGAATCGCGGCCTGCCCGCGGCCCAGCCGGTGTACTGAAGCGTTCAGGCCACCGCTCCACGTCCCTGAGGCTACTGACGCGGCCGTGGTCGACTCCTCGAAAGTCTGCGCCGGATGGATCGACCACGTTGCGTCAGCACTATCGGCGGCAAGCACCCCGTCCAGGGATAGAATCGTCCCGAATTTGCCATCTGCCGCCAATGGTATCGGGCCGATCTCAACGTATGTCGCATACGCCGTCCCGCAGTCATTTTCCGCAAGCCCAGAGAACCGTCGAAGATAGCCGTCTCGACAACCCAATACAACCGCCGAATCTTCGACATTCGTGCCTTGGACCGCGCAGGCCGCCAGAGGTTCGTGGTTAGATGAAAGCGTGATGGGCCAAAACGTTTTATTCGTCCAATCAAACCACCAGTGCGTCCTAGCATTCGATGAATCCGGCGACAGGAAGATATGGACACCATGGTTCTCCGTATCAAATTCTAGGAGTACAGTGGTTGTCTCGGGGTGCAGGTTCGCAAACTCTTCCGGCAGCACTTCGCGCGACAGCGGGATCGGCTCCGAATTGCCACCGGGTGGAAGGGCATACAAGCCGTCTAAAGTCAGGAAGATCAACTCGCCGGCCGGGCCGATACACCGAGCCTCCGGGCCAATAATCCCGACCGTGTGGCTGACCGAATCCAGGTCCGGCGCGTAGACCGGATCGCCGCGCATCATCCAAACCTCAGTACGACAACCCAGAATTAGGTAGTCGTCACTATGCGCGATAAGTGAGGTCAGCGGGTCGCCAGGCGTCCCGGCCTCAGAAGCGGTGCCGGCCACAGCCCGTTGGCTGTCGGTCTGCGAATAATCCCAATCATCTTCGTCACTTTGACGAGCCATATACCAGACGTGCGGTGCTGTGTCTGCGCCACCGAGGACAATCCGATCTAAAAACCGTGCAATCAGTGGACAGCCGGTCGGCACTTGCAGAGTTGGTGCGCCTTCGGCTGTGAGGATTGACAGTGTACCTGCACTTGGGTCGTACACCTTCGGCGCACGCTCCACTCGATACGTGCAGGTTCCGTCGCCTGGTGCTGCCGTGAGCGTCAGTGCCCCGGCCGCAACTGAATCAATCGTGTACGTACCGGCCGTAGTGTCTCCACCTACATTTGAGATTACAACCACGTCGTCGTGCGGGTCGATGGAGTGAGCCGTCCAATCAGCCACACCAGCCGCGTCCAGATCGCTCCCCGAGACCGTCCCGTCAGTGCCCGTCACCCGCAGCCCGTAGTCTGCGATGTATAACTTCTGCCCGCTCTGGACGCATTGCAAGCCCACATCGCTCCGCAGTGTCAAGTCCGTAACAACCTGCGTCATAGTGCCGTAGGTGTCCTCGTAATACAGGTTACCGCCCGCCGAGGCTACAAGCATCGTGCGTGAGCCGCTGATCGTGCTGGTCGAGAAATACTGGACCCTGAACGTGTTAACCAGACAGATACCGCCACTCTCCGTACACTCCATTCCGAATCCGACACGAGCGCCAGTATGGGCATCCACGGTTCCTGAGAGGATTTTTGTGCCGTGCCAATACACGTCCACGTCATTACCGCTCACGACAGCCGAGAGCCAACCCGGGGCCGGCGTGGTGATGGTGCCGGTATCCGAGTCAGTCGTTGTGGCCACCGAACCCGTGTACGACTTCAATGTTCCCGACCACGAGCCATCCGAGCCTGTCATAGTCAGTTCAACTTGCACTCCATCCGTCGCATAAGCCGGTGTCGTGTCGTCCAGGCGGAGGTAGAGCCTGTATTGCCCGTGAAACTCAGCGCTCCACGGCACGATGAACATCTCGACCGTGTATGCCTGCGTCGTGTCGATCGACAGGGCATCACGAACTACCTCACCTTCGCTGGTCGAATAGTCGATAGAGGCCATCGCAGATGGCAGGATGTCCGGCGTATCTGATGCCCACGACGCCTGGGCCCAGGCAGCCGCCAGTGAGGAGCCAGCGAAATTATCAGACCACGCCGTGAAGTCGTCGCCCAGCGCGAGAGTCATGTTATACAGCATCCGCACGTTCGTTCCGAGGTCCGTAATGTGCGATGTGATTAACCCTGGCCGGCTACCGCCGCGCATACGCTCCTCGAATGTACCGATCGGCCAGACGTTACTCATGTCTGGCGACGTGTACGGCGGCTGTTGCCGAAAGGCGGCCCGACGATTCAAGCCAGCCAGTGGGAACGGTACTCTGAGGCGTCTCTTTTTAGCCATTAGCCAGTTTCCCTAACTGGGCTGCCATTGACACATCCAACCCAATAAGGGTTCTCTCAATATCCCTATCGGACTTCATGCGATTCGTATCGAACAAAGCATAGCCATGAATCCTTCCTTTTGTCGCATCCAGCCTGTATGTCAGCAGACTAGGCTTGGCTCGCTTTAATTGCCAGCAGTCTCCATTTCCGTCAATACGCTTTCCGGCTATAAAGTTGATTTCGGCTTCCCTTCCGAACAACTGTTCTGCGAAGTGTTTGATTCTTGCAACCATTTTGCTATTTAAGTGCATCTCTCCCCCTTCTATCGCCAGTATCGAGGCCCTATCTCATATCGGGGTCCCAGCCGGCCAGGCGTGCCTTGCCACCAAGCAGTTCTATCGAAAGATACCACGTCCCCCTCTTTCCACTCTTTATTAGGCAAATCAGGGTGAGTACACCAATATCTGTACCACAACCTATGAAACCAATAATTGAAATAGCGCCAAACGCACTCCCGGATTCCCCATCGAACACCAAGTAGCTTGCATGTAAGGACAAGGGGCCATCTTGTGTCCGGGCAAGGTTCACGATAAAACTTCATCTCTCTCCTCTTACCCAAAAAGAACCGGCGGCCCCGCGCAACGCTGGACCGCCGGGGAGTATTTATCAGTCAAGGTGTCAGTCGATCGCTTCCTTCGGAGTGCCGTCGTCATTCCGGAACTCCTCCTCTGGCGACTCCTGCACGAAAAACTGATCCAGTATGAGCATGTCCTGCGGCGTAAGTGCAGCCGCCTCAGACTCGACTATGCTGTCGATAACTTCCATGAGCTTCATCGGCACCATAGTCACGTTGCACTCTGTCCCCATGATCTCGGCGTACTGCCGCATGAATTCAGCGTGCATCTCAGTGCCCTCTTCGATCTTAGCCGCCTGGCCGGGCTTAGTGCCCGTAAGGTCGCGGATCAACGTCTCACGCTGCTGGTTAATCAGATCGCATTCCTCACCGATTTGTTTCGCATACTTCGCGACCATGTACGCAATAGCCGGCTTCATACGCAACGCCACCAGCAGACGCCACGAATCCAACGAGTTGCTGAGCACACCAAAATTCATCTTCATACGTCTCTCCTCAAAACAAGAAAAGGGACCCGGTGCCCTGTATTCGACACAAGGCACCGGGTGAACAACTACACACTAATCGGAGTCAGGATGATCGTACAGGTAAATGTACCTGATTCCACCTCCGGCAACCGAGAAAAACGGAATACTACCAACAGCAGCTTTCGTCGGGGTGCCTTCCTGATACCCAAGTGCCAAGGTAGCGTCATTGCAATTGAAGATCGCGTCAATCTCCGAATTGGCACCAGAGAAATTCAACTCCCACAGACTGCACCACGCCGGATTATCAGACAGGAGACACTGATACTTAGCCCAAGAGATATAGGCGGCGCTGATCGTTGCACTGGCATCTTGCCAAATTCCGTCATTATGACAGAACGTGTAACTCGGCGCAGTTGCAGTGGCAGTCAAGTTGACCCAAGTTGAGGCAGCCTGGATACCGCCTGTACCAACTCCGCTAATCGTCAGGTCAATTTCATGGGCACCGTAGCCATCTGACATTGCAGGAGTAGCGCACGTGTACGCAAAGCGAGACGCACGAGCATCAGCCGGAAGCGCCGTAACCGTCATTACGGAAGCTTGCGTAGTTACCGATAGATTGATACCGATAACCGCAGCGCCAGCATCAATCGCAATACCAGTCGGCCAGGCATAACAGCCGGTGCTCTTCTTGAGGCGAATACCAGATAACGTCCCACCAATAGTCGCCTCATCATCGACACTGCAATCAACGCAAATACCGTTCAGGTGGCCAGTGGAAAGATTGAGTGTAGACGGCGCAATGACAGAAAAGTTGCCAGCGGCAGTAGTCGTGGAAGCAATTCCGCCGATTTCCGTAGTTCCTGAAATCTCAACCCAGCCCATCAAGCCGGCATGATTGCCATCGTCCAGATCGGCCTTGACCCGCAACTTGCCAAAGATGCCAATATGCGAAGTGTTGGTAATCTGCGCCACTTCGATTGCATACCGAGCATAAATACCAGCAGTCGAACCAGTGTCGCCGGCAACGATATTCGCGTTTGCTTCACAGTGCACTTCGACTGCAAATGGATACGTGGTCGTCAGATCAACACCCGTGTCCTGGACACCAACCTTGATTGCCTGATGGGCGGATGCCCCATCAATCAGCAACCCAACAGGCCAGCTAGCCGCTCCCGCGGCCTTGTCAATTAGAATGCCAGCACAAGTGCCGTCGTTGGTGATCGTACCAGCGCCAGTCGTCTCGACGTGAATGCCACAAGCTTCTCCACCGACATTAGTCGTTAGCTTCGTCCCGATCTCCATACTGGCGTCGATGCACGAGAGGGTAGCGCCATTCTTGGCAATGTGCGTGCCGGCCAATTCGAGATAGCCCTGGCTCGCCGTGTAGATTCCGGTTTCTACGTCCACACCATCAGCACACTTCAACTGCGCCATCAGGGCGCGAATCGAAGCGCCGGCCTGATCGACTGTCAGGAGGAGTCGTGTCCGCAGGTTATAGACATTGGATGCAATGGACAACCCATTGTCGTCACCGAAAATAGCAGCAGCAGAGCGATTATCTGAAGAAAGCGCAATCCCACTCCCGGCCGTAAGCGAAGAGAACGCACCCACATCAAGTGACGTGGTGATATTCCCGGCTTCGACTGGATTGAAATCGCAACTCGTTACCGACCCCTCGTTGATATAGAGGGCGGTTCCGCCACCGCCGTCCGTATGTTGAAAAATACACCCAGTCTGGTAGCCGTCTGTCCCATCAGTCGGAACCGTCGCTCCAGAAAGACTCAGCAGACCCCGATTATCAACAATCGGCGGTTGCATCCGCAGTAGCGCACATACCCTCTGAATCATCGTCTCTGCCCCTCAGTTAAGAAAGTTCCAAAATCCTGCTCCACACGTTTCCCTCCATGCCTCACCTATGACTGTGGCTTATCGTTTTGCCACGATGGATGATCTCTCACATGACGATACTCGATATCTTCCATCGTTTCCGTCCCACCAGAAACCACAGCATCACAAATCGCGTTTATCGCCAATCTGGCCTTAGGCCCAAGCACCCTTACTGAGCAACCCTTTTGCCCAAGAAATAACCCTTCACCAGAAACAGCATCCTCTCCAAAACCAAGATAGACAATATCCTGTCCGGAATTCGTCTGGGCATGCAACTGCACTGTTACATGGTCCCGATGCTCGTCAGCAGCAAGAATCTGCTTGGAAGCATCTACCTCAAGCGCCCCAATACTCCAGGCTGTCGCGGCCATAATCTACAACCAAATATAAGAGCCAGGGCGGTATTCCACGTCTTCGCAGGTCTCGATGCCAACCACGGCCGTTCCCGTCGCATCAATCCCATTCACTGCCCCCCGCGCCTTGGCCCCGCGCACTCTCACCGAGCAACCGGGGTAAAGCAGACAAATGCCAGTTGCGTCTACCCCATCTTCCCCGAAGGCAAGATATACCGGAGTATTCGCAGACTGCAACTGAATCGTGATATGGTCGCGGAGTTCATCAGCAGCAATGATTTGCTCGCTGTCCGTAGTAGTGAACGTATGCGTGGCTGCTGCCATTATCGCCTCTTTTTCTTCTTCGGTGGTTTCTTCGGCGTCAGCGCCTCAGTCAGCTTATCTAAGCCAGTCTTCGGCATTAACTTACCACGAGTCGCCTCATTTTGTTCCCTGCGAATCTGTTGTGGCGTCTTCCGTTTTGGCGGCTTCTTCGCTTCCGCTGCCGCCCGCGCTCCCCGTCGCTTCGCCAGTGCATCGTTAAGCGATTTCTCTGCCTCGCGCGCCTTACGGGCCTCAGCTTGCATCTCAGCCAGTGTCTTTCTCTTAGCCATTTACTTCCTCAATATCCCCATCCATCCGAACAACGAACCGACAGGGCGTTGTTTGTTCCAGGAGCCATTTACTAACTACTGTCTCATGTCGTGCACAGTGAAGGTAGTGCGACATCGCATCTTCAACCATCCCTTCAGAAGGCTCCACTAAATCGACTCCCCCTTATACGTGATGGGGTACGTCGACCCCGTGTCACCGTGTCGAATCCGACCCTTCTCGTCAATCTCCCGATTGCCGACTCGCCCGTACGTCGCAGCACCGCGCTTCCGATCGCGCATCACCTCACTCAGTAACAGCCGATCGTACAGCGCCGTATGAATTGAGGCTTCATCGGTCGCCTGTTGTTCGGCCACGGCCAGGCAACTCTCGATGAACAACTCACCAAGTGCCATACCGCCGAGCGTATACGGGTACGAATCCGAGAGTGCTCCGGAGTATGCTTCGTATTTGTAAGTCAACGTGTAGTCTGCGTCCGGCTCCGGCCAAAACAGAGCCTCCCATCGCTGTCCAGACTCCCGGTCTTCCGTCTTGCGACGAACCGCCACGTACTGGGGCGGTCCAGTGCGATCATGGGCGGAGCGCATCGCCAGGATGTCACCGACCCCGACTGACTTGATTGGCGCATAACATGAATCAGCCGCAAAATACATCTTGCCGATTAGGCGATGGAAATCATCCGGAAAATCGTAGTCGCCATCATCGTCTTCAATGTCCATTGTGGTGGACGGCTTGATCCATGACCACTCATAGCCGAGCACCATCGGGTTATCGCTGATCGGGAAATAGACCCGGCGGACACCCGACTGGACATACTCAGCAACCTCTGCCGTCTGGTCAGCCGTCCAATCAGCGATCGTCCGACCGTACCCGAGGAAGAAGCCGACGCGCTGTTGCAGTTCTGTCCAGCCGATACTCAGCCCGGACTCACTCAAAGCTACTCTCCTCTAGGTAAAGTGCACCCATCCTTAATATGGCCGGATTATCTTTTGCATTACCTAGCATATGATTGCACCGTTGACAAAGTAATCCGCGAACGGCCCCACTATCGTGATCGTGATCTATGTGCAACCTACGCTTTTTCGGCTTCATCCCACAAATCCGACACCGCCCACCCTGTCTTGCTAGCATTTCCTCGAAAGCGCCAACAGGCAACCCGTACCTTCTAGAGATATTCCGCGTCCTGTTTCTCTCAAGAATTTTCTCACGATTCCTGAGATACGACTTTCTCGCGTTCTCTTTCTTTCTCGCTTTATTCCCCGGCTTATCCCAATATTCCTTCTGGTACTCGTACCCCTTCTGCCTCCTAGTCAGAACACATGCCTTACAAATAGAGGCGTACCCGTTCCTACCCTTTTTGTCTTTAGGGAATTCACATATTAGCTTCCACTCGCCACATCGCGTGCATTCCTTCCTGTCTTCCGCCATAAGCTCCCTGGCTGGGATTTGAACCCAGATTGCCTCTCGTTTGTGAGATTGTCTTACTTAGACGACCAGGGTGAAGACTGTCAGCCGCCGGGCGGGCGAAGAGAGAAACCCGCCCGGCGACCCAGCCCCGATCCTGCCCCACCTATGCCTCTTCCATACCACTACCACCAAGGATCGTCCAGCAGCCACCGACCCACTGGAAAACGACCTGATCCCCAACAGCATCCAAGCTCACACTGGCCAGATCATAGCTACCGTCCGACTGGCGACCATCATCGTTTTCGATGTGGATCTTGGCGTTATTGGTTCCAACCTCGGTCGTGATGATTTCAATCTTCTTCCGAAGACCTTCAATCGTCCCGTCAAGGATTTCCTCTTCACAATCTCCAGAACCCGCAGCAACGCCGATACACAGAGTAGTTCCGCCAACCATAGCTACCCAAGCGGTGTCGTCGACAAGCTGCACGACTTCTAAGCCGCCACTCGGGGGCCCCTGCTGGAGCTTCGCCATAACGAGACCGGCAGTAGTCCCGCGATCAACGGTCTGCATTGGTACCGCTGATCCTTCGCCATCAAGCCCCTCGTACCGGAAATAGCCCTCGTAATCCTCGGTCACATCGAACGTCAAGAGCCCCGTGCCAATCACACAGGTCGCCTTCGCGTAGATGTTACACACACTGCCCGGCAGAAAAATCTCAATCAGTTGCCCGCCGCTCACAGCGGAGTATTTCCGAGCCGCAACGCCAGCGAAATACTGCGCGTTGGTCGTACTCGGAAGCTCGACCCGGTTAAACCGCCGGCCATCAAAGGCGGTCGCGGTTCCGTAGTCCCAGTTATAACAGACAGCCTGGCCCTCCTTCAGGGCCGTCGAGCCGCCAAACCACACCCAAGCGCTCCGGCTAGGAGCCAACTTTTCGTGGCCATCGATCGCAAAAGAGACCATATCGCTTTCCTTTTATTGGGATTCGTGCGTGCTTACGCAGCCTTGTAGTAAATGCTCTGCTTACGCAAGTCCGTACAGACCATTTGCAGCGTAGCGTCCAAGTCGACTCGGCGGACCAAGTGTTTGTCTTTGACCATATATGGCTTAGTCAGTTGGTTCTGCCATCCAGCCATCACACCGATTGCCAGCCACTTCCAATCCAGCATGTAGACCGGATTCTCGCTGTCGTTGTCGAGGTACGGTGCATATATCACCGGGGTCGACTTAAACGTCACCCGGCCATCTTTACTGGCCAGGTCATTGCCAAGGTTCATGTTCTGCTGCTCAAGCAGTTCCTCCATGATCCCAAGCACGGCATCGTTCGTGTAGATTCCATTTCCGGTCTTGGCGAGGCTCGGCACGGCATGCGAGACCGGCGAGCGGAACCGCGTCTTACGGTGCCCCCGACGCATCGAACGAATCAGATCCTCTTTGGAAATCGCGAGGTAGTCGTTCGACCAATTCGCCCAGCGTTCGTAGACGGTCGAGTCGATATTGCCACGGCCATCAGTGAACCCAGTCGGGTTCTCGGCATTGAAGCCCTCGGTCGCATTTCTGACGATCCAATACTGAAGACCATAGGGCGTGCGCTCATCCGACGAGTCGTCGGGCTTGCCCCACAAAAATCCTTCCAACGTCTCGTAAAACGAGACCATCATCCCGACGTAACGAGTCTTAATCAGATTGACGATCGCATGACCGCCGCGCTGGAAATCCTTCTCTCGCTGATCGTAAATATAGTGTGCGTTGACGTGACGAGGGCTCACTGTGCCCTGCTTCATCGTGTCCGTCAGGGACGACCCGTCCGTCTCAAACAACTGGACCGCACGCGCCGAGTGGTTGTGATCCATCTGCGCATCCCAGCGCCAATCATCACCACCCTCGAACGTCTTAACATGCTTCTTCCAAAGCTCACGAACCGCGACGTGGTCCTGCAAATCAGTTTGCATATCCACGAACGCGCCCTTTTTGACAAGATTCTCTTGCGTCAAGAGAACCGCATCGTCAATATCCGAATACGGAAGCCCCATTTCTGCCCCTTAATTACTACGGAGAACGTCAGCCGAATCGCTCATCAAGCATCGCCGCCGTCTCCTCTTCCACTGACCTACTCGGCTTAGCTTTCGAGCGATTCACGCGCTGGAGGTGTGCTCCCTTACGCTTCGCCAGATCGCCAGCCAGACGTTTTTCGTGTACCTCCTGGTATTTGTCCGCCAAGACAAACCTTGCCGCCATGTTGAATACGTCTTCACGCGGCGGCGCATTCTGCCCCTGGGCTTGATAGCCGGCCAAAAGAACAGACATGTGTTCCGCAATCTGCTCACGCTTCGCATACTGCGGACTTCCCCGATCCAGCGAGCTATGCCCGCCAGTGCCGAGGGCATCAACGAAATCTTCGCCGAGTGATTCGACTTGCCCGTCAAACCACTGCTCTACCTCACGCGCAGCCGCCATCTGGCCCGACTGCACGATATGTTCCTGCTGCTGCCTGAATTCCTGGATTTGTTCCTGTTGCGACTGGAGCGCCTTGCGCATACTGTCGAACATCTCGACTACTTCCGGCTCAAACTTCTCCGGGTCGAGCTTCAGCGCGGCGAACGGATCAGTGTCGTCTTCGTCGCGTTTCTGGTCTGCCGGTTTTGCAGCATTCTCGACAGCAGACACGACACGATCCAAGGCAGCTTCGTTAGGAAACGTCAGTGCATCCCCTAACGACATACCGGCTTTGATTGCACGTGCGAGAACTTCATCGCTAAGATCAGGCGTGGCCGGCAGGTCTTCTTGCCGTTCAGTCTCGCCCTCGGTATCCTCGCTCGCTTCAGTATCGTCGTCCTCTTTCGAGTCAGACTCAGTCGCGGTATCGTCCGCTTCCGAATCCTCTTCGCCAGTGTCGTCGGCTTCCTGCTGAGATTCGTCTAGGTGATTAAAGCCCTCCTTATACTCAACCTCAACTCCTCCGAAAGCAACCTTCTGTTCGCCATCTTCTCTCGCCTCAGCAAGCTCTTGCTCATGCTCCGCCGAAACCTGCTCGGCTGCCTCTTCGATTTCTTTGACCAGTTCTTCACTTGGCATAGCTCTCTCCTAACCTTTCTTGTTGTACATTCCGCGCACTTTCAGGGCCTTCCGCTCATGCGCTGCGGACGTATAAACGGGGTCTCCACCGGCCGTGACTTCAGTGGGCACTCCGCGATCGCGAAGATGCTGCCGAAGCTCGCCGGCCTGGGCGGCATTCACACCGCTGGCATAACAAGTTCGTGGCCACGCCTTCGACCGAGTGTCGCTGCCGCCACGGACTGAAATCGTGGCTCCAGCCAACTCAGCCCTGTAGTCGCGCTCCACTGTCACCTTGCCGACCAAAAGCTCGATCTGCCGCGGGGCCTGGCCCATCGGAAAAACGAACTCATAAATCTTCCCGGGCTCGTCCGGGCTGCTGTAGCAGTACGTAGGCATATCTCCCCTTCACTATCTCCACGCTAACAAGAGAATGAGAAAACGTCTCAGTACCCGCCAACAAGAACTACCACTACCCACTCTGCCGACCCAGGGCAGCGGTCTCGCTCTCCTGGGGCCGTCCGCCGAGAAGGGCCTGCTGGAGGATTTGGCTCTTGCCGCGATCCGTGGCCCCGGGGCGGTTGACTCGCTCATACGTCCGGGTCGTGTTGGCCGGCATTCCTGGCTTCTCTCCACCACCGCCGCCCATCGCCTGGTCGGCCCAGACGATCAGCCGATTCAACTCATCGAAATCGGCGTATTTGGCGATCAGCGCGAAGATTTCCTGCACGTCCAGCATCCCGCCGGCCTGCTCGACCGCAGGCATGAACGGCATTATGAACTCAGCGAGGATCAGCCTGAGCTTTTGCAGCTTTGTGGCCGGCGAGTCGTCCTGGAGTGAGAACACGTCAATATCCAGGTCGTAGATACCGAACGAGCCGACGCGGGACGAGCGGTCCCACGGCACGACAATCGAGAGATTCGTGCCCGGGACTGTCTTACGCAGTTGCCGGCGGCGAATCGGATCGTGCCACTCATAGAAGGCCAGCGAACGGAAGACTTCCTTCGATAAGTCAACCACCTGGTCAGCCATGCTGCGAATTTGCGCATTGGATGCCTCGGCAATCAGCTTATCCTGCCCAAGCGTTTCTGCCTGTGGCGCGAGCCCGCCAAGGGAATCCATGTTGTACGCGAAATAGCTATAGAGGTCGCGACATTGCAGGAAGAACGCGAGGGTCGGTTGCTCGACACCGCCTACCTTCATGTTCGTCGGTTCCTGGCCAACGAGTGTAATACCTTCGCCATCTTTCGCATTACGGAAATTCTGCGCGGCCTCATCATCTCCATGGAATCCGACTACCGTTTTCTGCGCGTCTGCCTGGTCGCCGAGCTTCCTGAACAGGACATTCGACAACTCATGCAGGTCGCGCCATGCCGCGATCGGCGGTAAAGGCAGCACGTTTCCGGGTACGTCCTCGAAACCGAGCTTGAGATACGGGCCAGTCTCCGGGCCGGCCCAGTCCACCACATTCAACCGACGTTCTTTTCGCGGTGCATACGTGACGACGGCCTTCTCCCGCGGCAGCCACACGTCCCGCAGGAAGACCTTCCGCCGGAACAACTCGGGGGTCGAACCTTGCGATATACCCTCGGCTCGCTCTTCCCCCCCCTCGCCGATCGTCGTGTACTCATCGTGCGTCAGGCCGTTTTTCCATTTCTTCGGGAACCAGTCGTTCTCCATCACATCTTCAAGATTCAGCCAGTAGTCGTTGCCGATATACTGGATTTGATCGAAGTGCTTTGCCCCCATGTCGAGTACGAGGTCGTCTAACGTCACCAGGTCGACGAACGACTCGCCATAGTCGTGCCCAAGAACCTCTCCTACCTTATGCAACCCGATCTTGAGCCAGCCAGACGAGAAAAGCGCCTCAGTAACGAGCCGGCGCATCGTATCTTGCAGCCCGATCTCCGCCGGTATCTGATTCACTGCCAGTTCCAGATTCGCGGCCACTGGCTCATACCCGGCCTCTTTCGTGTCGATCATAACTCGTGGCACACGAGGGGCCAGCATACGCACAAGGATCGTCACGGCCAGTTTCAAGAATGGAGCCGGGACGCGCTTCTCTGCACCGCCATCAAAATAGTGCGTGCCGACAAACTGCTTAATCCCCTCGATGCGCTTCCTGCGCGGAAACTCCAGTTGCTTTTCCGACCACTCAATACTCTGACGCAGTCGCCGAAACTGCACCATATTCAGCGGATTTGTCATTTTCGCCATCGTTACCCCCAGCCTTCCGAATGTAATAGCTCCCTCCCTGGAGATTGTTCTGCCTGTCTCCGTTGCTCCATGCGCCACGCAAGAGAGCCGTATGGTGCCTTCTGCTTCTCTAATTTCGGTGGAGCCGTGCGGCGCGCCGTGAGGCCATGCTGGGCCAACGCATCGGCCATTACCCGGTCACCGTGATTCTTCTTTGCGCCGGTCGGATCGGTTTTGCTGTTTTCTCGCGAGTGCGCTACACCGCCCTTGGCGTCAAAGATATACTCCAACGTCTCCTCCAGCGCGATCTTCGACCGGTTGACGATCTTGGAATTCTCAACCCCGGCGCGATAGCTCCCCATTAGAACAAGCTTCGTCTCGATCGTGCTGGCCCAACCCGGCACGTCCGATACTTTCTTGCTGATCGCCTCTTCACGCCGGCGGTAATGGATATTGCCATAGCCAAGCTCAACCACACGAGAACCAAACTGCCGACCAACGCCGTTGTTCTCCCATATCAGATATGCCTTGTTCAGCCATTGCGCCAGCGCCACGGCCTGCCTGGCGAATTCCTCGGGGCGGATATACGGATTGGCATACTCGGCAAGCTTCTCATTTGTTGTGGCATCATAGGCACACAAACAGGAGTTACTGCTACCCGTACCGGCCGACACGTCCCCACCGATAACCACCGGGTGATCGATCGTCAGGCTGCCATCCCTATTCAGCAGGCACCAGAGCTTCAGCCGGCCCTCCTGATGCTCCCTGAAGCGAATCGGCTCCGCAGTGACGGAATCATATTCCAGGTCACCCACGAGGATCGGATCGCAAGCGAATCGACGAATTGCCCTCTGAATGGCCTCTGCCGAGAAATACTGATAACCGGAGCCGAGGTAGTCGATATCCAGTTGTTCCGCAATCTCGCGGGGTGACGCGGCCCGATCGAATTGTATGTCATACCAGGGCGAGCGGAGCTTGCCGTCCAGTGTTGGGCGATAACGGTCGGGATAACCTTCCTTGTCGAGCACCTTCAAGGTGCCATCTTTGGCCGTAGTGTAGAGCCCGGGATTCTTCAGCGGATGTTCCGACCAATGGAAACGGAGCTTCCGGATTCCGGTCTGCCGTACGTCATAATAGGCATTGGCGATCCCGGCGGGAGTCGAGTTGAATATCCGGCAGTTCGTGGCATCGCGGGTCGCGCCCAAGATTTGGTGCCCCTGATCGACCGCTGCAAACTCATCCAGCAGGATTGCCGTCAACCGGGCGCCACGAGCGAAGTTCTCTGTGGTCGATTCGCCATCAATCACCGACCCGGTGTACGGGTTGAAAATATGCAGCTTACTGCGATACGCGCTGGTGTAGCCAGGGGGCATTAACCATTTCGGTAGATGGCGATGGAGGAAGTCGATCTTCCAAAAGAGCGCCTTCGGGTTGTCCGTCTTGTCTACGTAGTCCTCGACCCGAGACCCCATCAGAAACGCCAGGTCGTCATGGAAGTGCCATGCCCATTCAAGCGCAAGGATACAGAGCCACGAGGCCCCCATGTCTCGCGATTTCTCAACAAAAATATCGTGCGCATTGAGCGCACGGATGATCTGTGACAGGCCGTCCACCTGGAACGGAAACAGGATCATCGGCACCTTAGGAAACGGCTCTCGGCGCGGGTCGTAAGTGTACACAAACCCATTCACATAGAAAATCGGGTCCTGCTTACAGGCGTCCCAAATCACTTCTGCATACGCAGGGTCGTCCATGACTCTTCGATGGATTTTGGCCTTCCACCGAAGGTTCTCCCTTATGTCAGTCGGAACATGATGTGCAAAAGAGGTGGAGACTTTCATTCAGTCAGTTCTTGCCGTCGTTGCTCATCATACTCAGTTGCGGCATCAATCAACTTCCCAAACCTATCCAAGGTGTCGCGCTGATTGCCACAACTGAGTTCCAAAGCTGCCATCCAGACGGCCCTCTCTAGTATGTTCACCTTACGGGTAAAGCTGCGAAGAAGCTCAATCTTCTTCGTATCCGCCAGGTCGCCCCAATGAATGCGCCGATGCATCCGGTCGACGTAAAAATCTTCAGCGAACGCTAACGGACCACGGCAGATAGCGCCATATACTGGCATGTAACTCTCCCCTCTTAAAGTATGAATCTCTCTGCGTACCACACAGCCGCTTCCACGACAGCAAGACACCAGAGGGCATAAACGATCAGAAAGACAACCACACCACAACCGAACAGGAGGCCCGATAGATAACTCTTCATTTCTCTCCCTCCCCATTAGGGCGCTAACATGCGCATCACCAAGAACCCAAATGCGAACATCGCAACCACCAGACCTATGGAGAACACTTCGCCAATCCTGCTCGCCCAATCAGTCAGATCATCCAGCCACCATATCACTCTCTGAAGACGCTTCTTCATGTTTCTCTCCTAGTTCTGCCAGCATGGCGTCAATTTCCTCCACGCTTCGCTGGCCGGCTCGTTTCGATAGACGACGCTCTTCCTCTTCTGTGTCACCCTTTGCCTCGACCTGGCCAAGGCGCTGCATAAACTCTTTGGGTTGCTCTTTTGCTTGGATGTAAAGAAAAAAAGCCCGATCATTCGGGCAGGTCGCCGGCTCAACACCGACGCGAAGGAACTTCCCCGCGGCATCCATGGCCCACGCCAACTGCTCTCGATACGAGAGCGACTTGCCGTCACACCGGACCGTCCGCGGCCGCTTATCTACCCTTGGCGTGTCCGCGTGCGACTCGGGGTGCGGGTCGTAGTCGGAGATGTTATACGTCCGGAAAAGCGGCTTGAGGCACTGAAAATCCTTCGCCGCCTCAACGACAGCCTGATCGGCCGTCATGCCGCCGTCCCGCTGAAACTCACCTACGAGCCGCTTAAAACGGTCGTAGGTGAGCTTGTCCTTCTTCCCGCCTGCCTCTTGCCGCCAGAGGATAGAGTGGCAGCGCTTACGGAACTCTCGCATCGAGACCTGCGGTGACATCCTGTCTGGCGATGCGTCATTGATACTGCCCACTTACAACTCGTCCTCCTGCTGATTCACCGACACGAACGGGTATTGGTCGTTGACCTCCCTGATGATGTTGCGGCACTGCTGACGATGGAAGCTACTCTGCCCAGAAATCCCTAACGACTGCTGGGCATAGTGCCGGCAGTTTTCCAGCGCGATAGCAAAGCGCTTCTCTTGCTCCGACTTCCCCTCCACACACTTACCGGCTTCGCTCAAAGTTCTCAATACACCGGCAACATCATGCAATCGAGTAATCAGACCTACTTGATTCTTGAAGCCAAGTGGCCCCTCAACTACACGGGGAGAAATCCCAATAGAATGCTCCAATACACCAACTGCCTTTCGCAGATCATCATGGAACTTAGTTTCAGCGGCCCGAGCTTTCTTCAGTTCAATAATCCGACTATCGCGCGCTTTCCTCAGATACGGGATGTCCTCGTGCTTGAGTTTATCACGCTCCCCCTCCAGGTCAGCAATCATCTTCTTCATGCGATCCATCTCGCTGTTGGCCTGCTTATTGTATCCATCAAGGACGTTACACTGCTTATCGAAATCCCTCGCACATTCCAAAGCCTCATTGCGTTGCCCCTCTAGGATTTTAACATCCCGGGCGAAGTAGTCTCTCTTGTCGCAAGCATCCTGGAATTTCTTGACCAGCAAGTTATACGCGATCGTCGCCAGGCGACTCTCTTCAATAAGGTGATCGCGCTCAGCAACGACTGCGTCGTACTTTTCGGCATCAACGACAGGCCGATAGAGAGAGCTACTAAGTGTCTCCTGGAGCTTGTCGCGATCCTTAATGGCTTGATCCCGCTCTACTCGTAAGGCATCGCGCTCCTGAACAACCAGGGCATTCCACGCAAGCGCATCTGTGTGATTCTGCTTTGCTTCGTCGCACTCCTGGAGTATCTGAACGGCTCTATCGACCATTTCATCGCGAGCTTCTGTTATTTCCTCAAGCCAACGCCAGGTCTTATCGCGCTGATCCTTTACTTGCTGGAGACTATTCCAAGCACCATCACGATCGGCAGTTGCCTGCCGAAGATCAACAGTGCGACAATAAAGCAAGTCCCGAAGCTCTTTCTCGCGACTCTCTTGCTCATGGTTCTTAGTGCGAAGCTTTCCAAGTTGCGCAAGCAAACGCTTTACTTCGACGCCATGCGCCTTAACTTCTTGACACCGGGCTTGATCGCGCTCCTCACGCAATTGCTCGATGGTAGTATGAAGCTGATCGGAGTTCTCGATAGCCCCAATGACTGCCCGTCGTTCACATGCCAATTCCTCTGTCGTATGCGCCAACTCATCCTTTAATTGCCGGACAGTAGGAAGACGGTTAATCAAGAAGCGGAGCACTCGCCGGATCGGCTGGAACCGACGCCGCGGTGGATCGGGCCACGCCTGATACTCGCAATAGGCTTTCTCGATTTTCTCTTCTGGCTTCATCTGATCCTTCTCATCTATGATCCAAGCTTTATAGGTTCTCCCCTTTATTGTGCTCGGTACGCTGTTGATGTAATCATCCATATTCGACTCATTAATCACACCCATGAATTCTCCCTTCTGAAATGCAGTATCATTCTCCACGCTAACAAGGAACTCACCTCTTTTCTCGGTACCCCCTCCCAAGAAATAGAAAAAGACCCGCCATAGCGGGCCTGGGCCGTCCAAGGGCGGATCAGGCCGCGTCCAGCCTAAAAAGCGGGGCCATTAACTCGACAACGGACACGCCAATGGCGTCAGCATATTTCCTAATACGCTTATAGTAAAACAGGTATTTATGCTTCAATTTTCGGGTCGGAATTTCGCCGTTCCGAAGGACTTTCAGCATCTCTTGGTGAACCCTTCTGAGGCGCCTAGATGGATCAGTGTTGCCTCGCTCGATATTCCACCAATAACCCTGCGAAATACCGACCGCACGCGCAGCAGCCGCTTTACTTAGCCCAGCCTTCTCGCGGAGCACCAATAAGCGTCGTCCGAAATCAGTCTGACACCAATGGATTAGCTTTTCTTCAAGCGTCATATACGACATCTCAATTCTCCTCCCTGTCGACCAGCGGAGCGACCAGTTGCTCGACGCTTACGCCCAGGGCATCGGCGAAGCGCTTCATGCGCTCATTGCTCTCCTGGAACAGTCTCCGTATGTACTTCGTCGGGCTCCCGCCGCCGCGGGCATACTCCAATAACTTCTTCCGGTACTTCAGGTAGCACTTCGACGGATCGCTTCTGTCGCACTCCACCTTGCACCAGTAGACCTGCGAGAGGCCGGCTCGCTTCGCACACTCCTCTTGCGAGAGCTTAGCTGCGATGCGGGCAGCCCGAACCACGTCGCCGAAGGTCAGCGGTCCAGGATTGACATTCGTGATGATCTCAGCAAGCATCTGGGCATCACTCTTCTCGTCATTCATACGATTCCTCCCTCTGAAACAGGACGGGTAACCTATCGTCCCTTTCACGTTACCCAGGGAATTTCGATCCGTCTCGGTACAGTCCCGGAAAATCTCTGATTTTTTCTGACCGATCGTCCTTCTCTATGGAGAACCCCGGAGTAGGACGATTGTGAAATCGCCTCTCTCCATGGAGGCTCCATGGAGCCACGTGCGCGTACACGAGGACCTGCTGTCCAATGATTGGTAATCAGGCCGCTCGACCCGGAAATCTCCCCCCCGGTTGGTTTTTGTATGTTCAGCTACGTCCCATGAGGGGCTTGGTCATCCTGTCATAATGGTGGACACCAGTGATGACACTTATTTGACAGTTCAAGTCCTTATGTAGTAAGGAATTAGGTATAAAGTCACTATTGGTGGCCCCGGTTTCTCCGGAATTAAAATCTGAGCGGATATGAAAGGATATAGAATATAAGTTCAATATCCTCTCAGCCCACTACCCGTGACACCAAGGACACCGGGGACAGTAGAGCGGAGGAACTACTAAGTAGTTACTACTACTACTTACTACTACTTTACTTAGAGCTTCCTATTCCCCTTTTTCCGGGCGTATAAACGACCAATTAAGTGTCAACGGGGGGGTAGCTAACAGCACAATGCACATAAATAGGGGTGTAATTCGTAAAGAGTAATGGGTCCCTATAGGGGGCCGTTCTTCGATTTCTGTTGAATTTTGGGGTGTCGGGAGAGCGGACCTAACTGTAACCGGAAGAAGGTAAACAGGGGGGGGAGTGGTTCAGATTTTGACGGTCATGGGGCCCCCCTGAGAGCGCGCTTCGTTGTACACATGGTACAACACCATGAGCGTAGCGCTGTCTAAGCCTAGACGTAGCAAGGGCTTACACATCATGGCACTACAACGTGTGTGGTGTAGCCACGTGTGAGCACATGCCATATTGGACGGCTGGCATGTGATACCATTGCAATATTGCAATGGTTAAGGGGTGAACGTTGCAATTCTGCAATGGTTGCGCCATTAATGTGACGACAAGGGCGAAATAGGAAGCGCCATCACATTGACCACACCTCACCTCAGAAGCCCTGTGCGGCCTTCTCACGCCCTCCTCACGAATCCGACCCAAACTACCTTCCCACACTCCAAACCCTCTCAGAATTAACGTGTGGGCCTTGTTCTGCCTCTCATCTCCCTTCTCATCTCACCTAATCCACCCTAATTCCCACCAAACCCTCACAACTACTACAACCATCACACTCCGATACGTCGGGTGAGAATGCGGGTGGAGTAGTCGGGATTTCTGGTTGACAGTATATATGTGCGCGTTTACACTTCATGTAGACCGATCAATCGGGGCACACACACGACCGGAGGACTAACCATGGACCTCGCCCACACTATCCGAGTCGAGCTTGGTCGACGCGTGCTGGTCGCCCGACCGGCCGAACCATTGACAATCAGCGAAGTCTACCGGCGATTCACCCGCGGTGGATCGCAGCCGGCTGTCTATCTCCGGCCAGACGGTCTGGCCATCGTCTCTTTCCTGGGGGTGACGCAATGAGATTCCACCATTCTCACTTCACTGCTTACGATAGTGGCCTACATGAATGGTCTATCGAGTGGCGCGGGCGCCGGGGACGAGTGCGTTGCGTCTGGCTGTACTTCTGGCAGAAATCGCGCGTGCTGTGGCTGCCAGTTGTTACGTCTCGCTGGCCAGCTTCGCTGTATGTGCACTGGCTTTGCTTCTCACTCGAATTCTCCCCATCCAAGTACAACTCACTCTGAGAGGGGATCGCAATGAGCAAGCTACTCCGTCGGCTACGTAAGGTGCTCACCATGGACAGCCAAGCACGAGAACAAGCACGCATGAAGCGCATCATCTGGCGCGCCATGCAGCGCCCGGACTACCGCCCTTGTGGATTGGAGAACTGACTATGAAGACCTTGACCACACCGGAAGCCACGCTACATGTCACAGAGCGCGACGATTACACCTACGCCCTTACTCGCGAGGGACGCGAGATGCACTTGTGGCGCGTCACCTTGCGATATGAGGGCGTGAAATCGCGCGTGTTCGTCCTTGCCGCAGACCACAATGAGGCAATCGCGCAGGCAAAATGTGGCATTGATAACAGCAGGCACAGTCATATCAAGGCCACAGCTAAGCGTATCCCGTTCCGGCTGCGCAGTTGGGGCACAACTGCATTCTGACTAGCCCCCCCTCACCCGCAATTGCGTAACCGGGGTTCGCCTCCCGGGCGGGGGCTCGATTTTACTCGTTTCCGTTAAGCACCAGAGAAAGGCAAGTAACGATGGCAAAGGTTTGTGTGAATTGTGGTCGACCGCGCGTGCGGCACACTGTAGTCAACCGGAAGTCGGGCGAGCGCACCTATTATTGCCGTGCGTGTGCTGGGCTCTACTCACAGATGGTAGGCCGTGGACTGCGAACCCACGACAATAAGACAGAAGGCAAGCAACAATGAACGACACCCTTACACCCACTGACCTCGGCGCATTCACAATTGCGTACCTGGAGTGTGCGTTATGGGCAGAGACCGACAACGCAGACGAATCAGGCGGAGTACCGCTTGACAGCAACTACGGGCTTGACGACTTCACGCCAGAAGCGATTAAGAGGGCAATCACGGATTGCCGGAAGTTCCAAGCCGAGAATGCAGCGCTTCTGCAAAAGGCACACTACAACAATGACGAATTCTCAGACGACGAAATGGCTGGGCATGATTTCTGGTTGACGCGACATAGCCATGGGGCCGGTTTCTGGGATCGGGAGTTGGGTGAAGTGGGCGACAAGCTTACGGAAGCCTGCAAGGCGTTCGGCGAGTGTTGGGTTGTGGTTGGCGATGATGGCCGGCTGCACATTGGCTGATTTCTGTTTCACACCCTGGAGAATGCACCGATGGCACGTTTTTATGGTACCGCAACGGGCAAGGCAAGGACACGAGCAACCCGACTGGGGTCAAAAAACTCCGGCATGGTGACGCAGTGCGCCTCGTGGTCGGGCGCGGTTCGCTGTACAGCCTACGTCGACCAGGACGGCGTGGATTGCGTTGAAGTCGCTTTAATTCGATGGGGCGGCTTTGGCACGAATCGGATTCTGTATGATGGCTCGATTAGTGGCCAGAAGGAAAAAGCAAAGGCAGCAGTCTAATGTCCAGGGCCGAACAACGTGCGGACGGCTGGTGGGTGGTCGGCTTACAGGGTGTCGAGCCTTGCGGGCCGTATCACACTCAGGCTGAAGCAGAGAGTGACCGGCGCGGAATGGAGCGCACCCTGAAATATGAGGACCGCGCCGGGTTCGTCACCTGTGAAGCACCAGAGAAAGGCAAGCAATGACTGAGACCGAGTATAAGGCAATTCGCGCACGAATTGATCGCCAGTCGAATGATGAAATCAGCGCCGTAGAAGTGTACGAGTTTCTGCGCGACAAACCAGACCGATACTCTCTCTATATCGACAAAGAGAACCAAAGGGCAACTACCTGGACTGGAGAGCGGCTAGGGAGCGTATGTTTCGGTCGCGAGTACCGGGATAACTTTGGCGGAGTGCGCGTGCCGATTGACGTTCACGCAATCAACGGTCTGCGCTACCACGGTACCTATTGTAAATCATCGGGTAATTGTGCCAGAATCAGACAGTATAAGCACCAGAGAAAGACAAGCAATGAGTAATAAAGTGTGGTGCGCCCGTAAAGTGGGCAAAAAGGACTGGTGCTGCGCCCTCGACCAAGACAGGAGCGCAGACGGAAACCTGCTGGACACACTCTGCGGAACTTTCATTCTGAATCCACGTGAAACACGACTGCGCAGACCAACGTGTAGCCGCTGTCGGAGGGTATTAGCGAAACTTGAAGCACCAGAGAAAGGCAAGCAATGACTAAACCTGTAGTACACACCATCGACAGTATGCCCCCGGGTGATTACGCCCTGCAAATTATGGACGTTATCGAGGAAGATGGGAGACTATTCATGTGTGGGGTAATCACGAGCGGCCCGCATGAAGGCGAGCCGTTTCGCCTTCAGGTAGGGGGGGTGATTGTATGAAAATCCCAACCAACCCACTCCCGAGTCGCAAAGCTAAGCGTCCCCGCGGTAATCCCGCGGCACAGCGCTACAACCGCTACAAAAAGCGGCTGGAGGCGATCGACTTCACCCCAATGACGGCCCACCTACTGGCCGGCATCTTGCTCTACCTGGCCGATGGTCCGCCAGAGCGCAGGGAAATCGTGCTGAGAACCTTCGGGGAGTTAGCCAATGGTTGAGCGCAAAATCTGCTCTAACTGTTTTGAGGCCAGGCCGATTGAGTGTTTTGCATTCAAGGGCCCGGCGCGGCCTGGAGGTGCACGGCGAATAGCGGCGGTGTGTAAACGCTGTTTCAACGCCAAGCAAGCGGAGGGGCGAGCCGAAGCGCGGCGGAGAAGGCTTGAGAAGCGCTGTCCAGTGTGTGGTAACACCCAACTGCCGACTCACACCCGCGGGCCGTTGCTGTATGAGCTTCGGGCCCAGCGCGAAAGCAAGAAGTTGCTCGCTATCGCGATTGAACTGCACGAGTTGTATTTGCTAGATACAATCAATCACCCGCTATTTAGGAGTATCGCGCAGCGAAACGAACGGTGTCTAGCGTCAGTGTGTGGCCGGCGCTGGGTTAAGAGGAAACGTGAAGTAACAGAGAAAGGCAAGCGATGAACCGAGAGAAATGGCTATCAGAGTGTATTAGTGCCCTTCGCCCGGTATTCCGTGAAGCTGGACAGCCGGTCCCCAGGAAGGTCCGGGCCTCGTGCTCCTGGCCGTCTAAGTCAGCCTTAGCGAAGCATCGCAAACGAATCGGGGAGGCGTGGTGCAGTAAGCAAAGTGCGGATGGGAGCTTTGAGGTCTTCATCTCCCCCCTGCTTGATGATCCAATCGAAGTAGCGGCTGTGCTTGTTCACGAGTTGGTTCACTGCGCGGTCGGGATCGACCAGAAGCATGGTAAACGCTTCGGCGCGCTGGCCAGGGCAGTGGGGTTAAAGGGCAGAATGACTGACACAACAGCAAGTGACGAACTGAAAGCCACGCTCAAGGGAATCACGAAAGGGATCGGCAAGTATCCGCACGCCCAGCTAGACTACAGCAACGCGCCGAAGACACAGACAACTCGCATGAAGAAATTGGAGTGTGCAGACTGTGGATATACGGTGCGCACAACGCAGAAGTGGTTGGAGGTTGGCCTGCCGGTGTGTCCGTGTGGCACCACGTTGAATCCGCCGGACCTAGAGGAACCGGAGGGGGAATAGTTTCCCACACCGCCCAGCCCAATCAGCGTTAGGACAGATCAAGAACTGCCCAACGCGCACCATCATACTACTGCATTCCCTGCACGTCCTAGGGGTCTTTCGATCTCTAGGGCGTGTTCTTTTGCGATCTCTGAACAATAGGCGCTGCTCTTCTCTATCAGGATGCATTCACGATTTCTTCTCTGGCATACACGTAAAGTGGTCCCTGTTCCAGCGAAAGGATCAATAACGGTGTCTGTTTTGGAATCGGCCGTAGAGAACCGAATGCATCTCTCGATAAGGCCCTCGTTAAGCTGTGTAGGGCACCAAGATCGGCGCTGCTTAGAGTTGCCCACCACTCGGGGGAAATCGAACACATCACCGGGCACTCGGCCTCTCGGGTCGGCTCGCTTGTCGCCATTCTTTTGTCTCTGGGATTGAATGCGAATTTGGTCGGGGTAAAATTGCGCGTCTTCGCGATGCAGTAAAAGCAAGGGGCGGTAGTTGTTGCTGAGCGTCGTTTGTTGGTGTTGTCCAAAGGTGAAGGTCTGAACGCATTGCCGAGCCTTGAGCCAGCGGAAAAGGTTCAACATTTGGTCAAGTATCGCACCGACTTGTATGAACCATTTCGCATTATAGCTCACCCATACGATATCTGCTAAGCGAATGAACTGATATAGCCAGCGCTCGAATTGAGCTAGGTACTTACGGTCAGGTAGCTTGTCGTTTCCTTCTGCGTATTTCAGACCAATGTTGTCCGGCGGGTCTGCGAAAAGGCAAGTGGCTCTTGGGAGGGTTGCCAGAACTTTTAGACAGTCGCCTTCGATTAGTCGATGTTGCATTTATGTTCCTTGAGGCTGCGTAAGCGAAGTTGGAAATTAAAGAATCCCAGCTTACTCCTGCTGTCGTGTGTTTCGCGTAGGTCAAATAGCGCTCCGTGCTGGTTAGTTGGCGTTGTGATTCGGAACATGACTTTTTCGTGCCCTCTTTCTGGGGCCATAAACCAGTCTGTCCCCTCGACGCCAAGCTCTTTATTGGCTAGCTTTCTGGCGAGTGCTTCAACGCTCATTCCTCATTCTCCCTAAAATGGCAATTGTTTCATTTCTCGGTCTGTAAGCGATTGGATTTGTCTCTTGATTTCTTGCTCATCATGTCTATGCGGATCGATTGAGACGAATTGGTATAGGAAACAAGGGGCAACGATCCTATATCGCGTCCCATTTTTCTCGAAGCGCCAATCTACCCCCTCTTCGCCTAGCTGCTCGCACGCAAGACGCTTAATTGCCTCTTCTGAAATCACTCCTCATCCTCCTCGTAATTGACGCCAGGGCGACCCCCGGTGTGGTTCAGGTTGATGCACTGCCCTAGGTCGGCCAACTGCGCCCGGAGCACGCGCACCCCATACTGTGAAAGTTGGGTACTAATCCGGCCAGTTAGTGAGCGGTTGATTGCCGTGCGGTCTTCCATTAGCTCACTGAACGTCTTACTTGTTATGAGCGCGCAAAGCACAGCGCACACCTCATCAGCGAGCGAGTCTTCAACACTATCCGTTTCGATCAGGGCCCGGACCACGGATTCCTCGCTTCGGTCGAACTCGTATCGTACCATCACGCCGGCCACTACGGTTCGCCCGTCTGCGGTCGTGAGTGTCTTGGTCGGTGGGATGCATGTTTGGATATTCCCTGGCCGGCAGTAATACGAGGTCCAGAACGGCCAGAGAACCACCAACCCGGGGCTCCGCACTCTCACTACAGAGCCCCGGGTGATCGTCACGGCAATGTCTGTACATTCCAGGTGCTTCACTTGCGGAATCCATTGCCCGATCCATTCGGCCAGCCGGCCAATCCACGCAAAAGCCCCGGTCATACGGCCCTCGTATCTATGCCCTTGACTAGGTGCTGAATGAGAGACCTTTGCTGATAATGGTCGGGAACACGGCTTATTGCACTATATACATGCTCCAGGGGCGCCCCGAAGAACTCGTGTTTGCTATTCCACGGCCGCGGTAGCGTGATAGCCTCTCCGTCACATCCACGAAAAGCCTCGATATTACTGTCGCTATCGTCAATTAGGAGGCATTCCGGGCGCGCGAGAAGCTGCTTATTGGGGGTGATGAAAAAGTTCCGGTGCATCTCCTCTGGCGCATGCTCCAGAATCCATTGATGCTTGCCTTGTGAACAGTGTGGATCATCAACGGGGGTTGTCAGAAAGTAGGTGTTCTCCAGTCCAACTATCGCCTTGCATATTGCCAAAAGCGGCCGGAACTCTGGCGACTCTGGCGCGTCGGCCCAGACTGATGGGCCTTTCAGTTGTGCCCATAACTCTTGCGGCGTGAACTCACGCTCTGGGTGTAGGGCACTCGCGGCCCTCGCTAGATCGAAACCCCACGCGGGATCGAAAGCTTCTAGCTGGTCGGCCTCTACGGGGCAGCCGAGTCGTTTCAATGCGTGCATCGTGAACATGTTACACACATCATCTAGGTCGAGAAAAATACGGTTGATTTTGCTCATCGGGATTCCTCTTGGATGCATTCGTTACAGGGTCCAGCACTAGCGCAGGTGTCGCAAGCCGCAAGTATGTTCGCGGAGTGTGCTTCCTCTGTGGTCCTAGTCTTGCGCCGCAGCACCTTCTGCTCGCTCGTTTCTGTATATCCTCGCACAAGCAGTTCATGCAAATAACCAAACGCATTGAAGATCAGCGCGCAGATAGCTTCTCCCTCGTGAACGTGATGGCCATCCTTTGTGTCGTAAACGTCATAGCCTCGGTGACTTTTCCACCAATCCATGAAGTGTCGGAAGGCTGACTTCATATATACGTCATTCGCGATCCCATTCTGCCAGTTATCGCTCGCTCGCATCTGGCCATCGGCCTGCTGGCGATGCTTGTGTAGGTATCTCGCGTATTCCTCTAGGGCAACCGGCGAAAGGAAACCCTCGAAATCCAATTTGTCGTCGTCGTCGTCGCGGGTAGCGCCAGTGTCGAATTCTCTCACGATGCTCTCCTGTACTTCTTCAGTTTGTAGTTAATGCCGGCTTGCGTTACGAAAATAGGCAAGGCTGCCGTCAGGCCGTAGTTGCGATCAATCACAATCCACGTTTGCGTCGGGTGCTGGAAATCTGCCTTGATCTCCACAGAGTATTCCGAGTAACCCATCAGCGATCCACATGAAATCCAGGTTGGATAGTTCACGAGGTGCGTGTGCCAATGTCCGAAGATATCAAAGTCGACTTCCCCGGCCTTATTCCATTGGGCAATCGCCTTGTTTACCGGGATCGTAATTCCGCCTACACCACCCTGGTAACGCAGACCGTCTCCATGATGAAATCGAACCTTTCGCCCCATAATTGTCTGGGTATTGTGATACCCTCGCCCAACATCAAGATGGACGCGATTATTGCGCCGGTAGAATCTAGCCAGCGTCATGTACAACAGCCATTCGTAGCTGTTCTTGTAACTGGTCTTGATGCGTTTACGCGGAGTGGTGCGCCCGTGGTTCCCCTGGCATGTCGGTATGAAGATTGGCAACTTTGTCTCGCGCAACAACAGGTCAATTCCCGAACAAAGCATCTCCTGGAGAAACACACTGGCTTCGGTTGGGCTCAGTTCGTTCGATTCTTCAAGTTCCTCGTGGATGTAACCAGAGAGCAAATCGCCTAACAGCGGGTGCCAAAGCTCCGTCACTGGAGCGAAGCTGTTTTGCCAATCCAGTAGCCGCAAAATCTTGGCATAGAAACGCTTGATCTTCTTCTCTGCTAGCGTGAGGTTGTGGGCGTTCTTGAAGTTCACTTGATCTGGCTCAATCCGTTCCTCGACATGCCAATCTGTGGCCGGCACGATAGCAGCAACGCCCTCTGATTTGCCCTTCTGCCGCTTCTGTCGCTCGAAATTCTGGATGATTGGATTATCTTCGATTGCAAGAAGCGCGTTGACCTGCGCCTCGAAAGTCTTGGCGGCAGCCATGGCGTCTGCATGTTTCCGTCGCCATTTCGCTGCATCAGCACGAACCCTGCTTAGCTCAAATTCCAGGCCGGATTTCTCTGCTCTGTTAAGCAGGTCTTTCGCGTTACGCGGTTTTTCAGACACGGCACTCCTCTATTATAACGAGGCTTCTAAGTTTCTTGGCAACTGTCTCCGCGCTGCGTTCCAACTGAAGCTCTGCAATGAGCTTTTTCGCTACCGGAAGCAGTGCGATCCCAGGTTGGAGAACGATTTCTTGCACGACTTCTTGGACGTACTGTCTGTCGTCTGCCGAAAGACTGTCGTACCATGAAGATGGTTGCTGTCGCGAAATGGAATGCGCCACAAGCTCTGCGGCTGGTTTGCGTTTGCTTTTCGCCATGGTGTTCCTCATTGGAGTCTCGTTACTAGCAACTCCACCCTGGGGTGGTTACGGTCGATCTCGAATACGGGGCGCTCTCGCTGCATGTGTTCGTAGTCGTCGTCGGGCAGCAGTCCAGCGTCCACGAGCCCGTCGTAGGCTGCCTTCAGACTCGCGATTGCGTTGTCGGTGTCTCTCTTCCGTTGGTTGGGCCAGTAGAACGTTGCGGCTACAGACGCCTTTTCCCAGCCGACCAGGCTTTCCGCCTGGACAGCTTCGCGGGCTAATTTACGGTAGCGTTTCGTCGCCCGAGCCTTCATAAAACGCCCGCCTGGCGTAGCAATAGCGCAGTTTGGCGATAACACCTTCACTGGCAACGGAAGAACGATCGTTACGGTTTCTGCGTCCATGGAGAATGCTCCGCTGACCAATATCGGAATGTTCGACCTTCTGGTTCACGCAAGATACGCTCAGCTTCGATCATGTCCGCAATCAGGGCATCCCTGCCCTTTCGATTCATGCGCTGTGTCTGTTTTGTGATTGTGCGATGTACGCACCCTCTAGTGCCGTGCCTTGCGATAATCCTGAAGATTTTTTGTTTGTCAAATTCAATTTGATTATCAACAATCTCGGGCGCTGTGCGTTCAGTGAATTGCAACAGTAGGTGCCTTATAAGCTGGCAGGCATACTCCGCAACGGCTTCTGTGATTTCTGGCGCATCGTAGTTCGCGCCGGCCGCGATAATCAGCGCTACCTTCCGCGCGTTTTCTTCCGCTTTGCGCCAGAGTGCCCCCATCCTGCTTTCCTGAATTTCAGGGCTGTGCGCTTCGTCGTCCAGCATAATAAACAGCCGCTCCGCCGCGCCAGTCCGTGGCACTACGATCTGCGTAGGCGGTAGGTCCGTTGCCGACGCAAGGATAGGATCGAACCTTGCGAACTCGCCGATAGTATGCCCGTCTGTGGCCTGCGGCTGCCGCGCGAACCATTGCGCCACCTTCTCGCAGAGCCCCGGCGGTGGCGGCTGGTCTGAAGTGCTGCGAACCTTGCGCGGTATATCATCGGAAGCTCTGAAGCAAAGGCATCTGGCGAGCCAGCCATCCTCTAACTCACCAACAGAAATACCCTCCGCAAAGCGGATCGGCGTAGAACTTCCATACAGGCAGCAACAAGGCTGGATGATCTTCCGTCGCTTATCGCTTTCTGCATACTCTCGACCAGTGTAGACTGAACCAGACAGTGAGTAGAGTCGCATCAGTAGCGACACAATAGCCGCCCGATGTGGAGAAAGTCCCCGCTTGATATCCTTAAGCATAAACCCAATCTCGTCCCACAGGAAAAGTGTGGAAGGCGAACAAGCAACGCGCTCCTCGATTGCAGAGTCGGACGCAGTAGACTCCCCGCCGAGTAAATCGAGGCAGCCGGAGTGCGTGCAGAGATTGCGAATTTGAGAAGGTGCATGGTTCTTGCCGCTTGAGGAATTCGCAACCCCCATGCAGTACAGGTTAGTTCGCGTGCCGAGTGTATCCTTGATCTTTCGTCCAAATAAAGCCCCACCAAACGTCAGCGCGCAGGCCAATGTGAGAAGCGGTTGTTTGATGAGCGACGTAGCGTCGATCCATTCACATATCTCGCCGATCAGTCCAGGCGGGTTGTCGAGCCTGAATTCAGGAGCCGTGATTACGAGAGGCTGCTCGACGGCCTGCTGCCCGGCCAGGTGATTAGCCAGCATCGCCTCAGCCCAGTCATACGCCTCTTGGGGCGCATCCTCGCGGAGATGTTCGTAGTCAGGATTGTTGAGTACCCAGAGATGCGGCAAGTCACCCGGCGGGTTCCTCTGGGCCTCGCTGATCTTCCGGCGGAAATCCTTTTCGTCTTTCGGGATACTCAGGTCCCAAGGGGGCTGACAGAAGGGGTTGAAGAGCCGTGTGAGAACGTCGTAGGCTTCGGAATCCGAGAGCCCGATCCCGTTGACCGCACATTGCGCCGCCCAAAACAGCTTGTTGTGCCCAGCCTGCCCTTGGACGGCTATGTCGCACGTTGGGATGTACGCCTCGGCAACGCGCATCCTCGCAGCGCTGTCGCCTGTTGGGACGGGGAGCGGGAGCGGTGCGGCCGGCTTAGTGGACGGCTGACGGGCCGGCGGGCGTATGAAGTCCGGGTACTTGGCGATCGCGATCTCGCCCGGAGCGCAACCCGGAGCCCAGACGTACTGTCCACCATTCGGATGGATACTCGGCGCAATCACGACGTAGTACCCATCGCCCCGAAGGTCGATCCCCGGCCGGAAGCCGTTCTTGTTGGCCGGCGGGTTGTCTGTGCGATAGAAAGCGTGGAAGCCACCTCGTGGCGTCTTCTGGATAACAGTATCCGGGAGTTCCGGAAACTCCTTCAGTGACTCATAGCCGTTCACGTTCCCGGCCGCGGTCACATCCACATCTATCACATAGACGCCGCTTTCCGCGCCACACGCAACAGCCACATTCGCAGCCGGCCACTGTGTCCACCATGCTTGAATCTGGTCGGCATCTCGCGTGGCGTCTTTGACGCCGTGCTTTGTGATGGGTACCTTTTGGTTCGGCACACACGGGAAGACGTGCCAACCAAACTCGGCATATCGTAAGGCTGCTTCAAGGAAGTGGTTCATTGCTTACCCATGATTGCACGCATTTCTCTCCGCATACTCTCCAGTTGAACGCATACACGACACCAGCATACCATTGGTGCCTCTGGGGCCTTACAACTCTCGCACCCGAGTATCCTGCGCCACCGCGCAATAAATTCCGCGTGCGTTTTTGGATTTTCAATCGACATTATGCATCCCCTTTAGTCGTAAGCCTCAACTTTTATTTCCGCGTGCGGAGAAAGGGATTCCGCATATTCCTCCGCGTCATCGAAGTGATTAAATTTCCTATTGCGGTGGTTACCTCGCGGAAAAGGGATCACGTACCAATGCCTGGCTGAGATTGAGTTATGTCGCACAATCGTTATTCGTGTGATTTCATTCTTCACGATAATGAACCTGCAAGTGCATGTTTCTGTGGCCAAACGCACTTTTCCCAATGAAACTATCCAGCCTCTTGCCGCCCCTGCCAATTAACTCATTATGATAGAGGGACGATTGATCTTCGTCAGTTGAGAGGTCAATGCATAGACCGCAAGAGCTTGCTTCCACGGGGATTGAGTTATCGGTCGGCTTGTCAAGCAACTCAAACCACAGCGTCTTGGCGGTGTCTGGGATTTCCAAGTCTTTGAGCCAATCAATGTTCATTGGCTCTGGATCGAAGTGGTTCGCGTCCGGCAAGTAGAAAACTTTTCCATCTCTATGGAACGCTTTGGACATAACTTTCATTGTGCAGTCTCCTCTTTAACTGGGGGCCTGATTCTGATGATTCGGAGCATTTCGCAAACGAACGGGTTATCAATCATGTTGTCAATCATTATGCAGCCTCCATTTCCAGAGGTTTATTGTATGCAACGATCTCCCAATACCTTTTGCCGTACCGAACGGTGATAGTCTTTGTCCACTCCAGGATTTCCTGCGAAAGGAAGAGGTTTTCGAGGGCTTCGTTGACGGTAATTATTCCGTTCTTCGGTCGCCCGAAGCGCTGTATCCACCACTGTTGCGCCTTCTTGCCAGCGTACCCATCATGGTCCAGGCAAATCCATTCGCGGTACATCGACAGTTCGCAGCGGTACTGCACGCGGATCGAATCAGGAGAGCCAGCTTTGACATGCCGATTAACGAATACAGCGTCGACCTTGCGCGTCTTTGGCTGTGTCGAGATGATAGACTCACCCGATGCCTGCTTGCCGTGTAAGCGCCGTTCCCGTTCCTCGCCCTCTAGACGTTCGATCTCTTGTTTCGGAATTTCCCAACCGCACTGCGGGCAGACTCGCGCGGCACGAGAGAACGACTCACGGCAGTTGCCGCATGTTGCCATCACCACGGGCTCGCCGTCCAGGAGATCTATCGGGCCGTGTTGCTCAATACAGCCTCCGAAGTCCAGCACAAGACAATCCGTCTTGTCGTCGTGAATTCGCAGCCCGCGACCTACCATCTGTGAGTAAAGCCCCGCCGAGAGAGTCGGGCGCAGGAGCACAATGCAGTCGACGTGCCGCGCATCGAATCCTTCTGTATAAACATTGACATTACACAGGGCGTTGATTTTCCGGGCCTTAAAATCTCTGACGATTCTGTCGCGATCGCGTTGTTTCGTTTTAGCAGTCACAACAGGCGCGTAGATTCTGTGTTTTTGAAGCTCAGCGCTCACCCGCTCGCAATGCGCGACATCGACACAGAAGAAAATCACGGCCTTACGGTTCTCGGCTCCGATGAGCCGTACAGCTTCCGTCACGGCCTCGGTAACGATCTGATCGCGATTCGTAATCTCCGCGAGACTCTTGATCGTGTAGTCTCCGCAGGCTTTCTTGGCGCTCGATAAGTCCGGCTGTGCCTCCCCTACCTTGGACCGCAAATTACAGAGGAAGCCTTGTTTAATGAGGTCCGTCACCTTGGCTTCATAGCACACTTCATTCAGGATATGATCGCGATGGCAAATCCGCCCGCCGTCAAGACGAAAGGGCGTTGCAGTCCAACCGACAACGCGGAGCCTATCGTTCCATTGCCGGCTCTCCTGAATGAATCGCCGGTACTTCCCCTCGCCTTTCAATGGTATTCTGTGGGCTTCGTCGACCATGATTACGTCCCAGGGCGTAAAATCGCCTGCCCGCCAAAAGATGGAATCAATAGAGGCATAAAGAACGGAAGCCTCCCAATCTCGACGTTTTAGTGCTGCCGAGAAAATACCCACATTAAGCTCGGGGGCAATCGCCTCCAGCGCCTTGGCGTTCTGCTCGATTAGCTCTTTCCGATGCGCGAGAATCACGCAACGGAACCACGGTGACTCCGTTTTCCATTTCTGGATGATCCACGCGATACATGGGGACTTACCGGAGCCAGTCGGCATCACAACACACGGGTTCGTCTCAGCCGTGCAGATGTGATTGTCCAGCGCCGCGAGGCATTCGTTCTGGTAGGGGCGAGGCTCCACTCACTCAACCCCCTCGCGAATCTCAGCCAGCTTTCCACCTTCCCAAAGGATTGCGATCCGTCCGCCCTCGTACTCACAGACAGTCGCCTCCGCGAGGTCGCATCTGGCGATCGGTTTCAGTTCAGCGAACTTCTCTTGGTAGATTCCATTCCAGGCATCCATGAATTCACCGGCCCGCCCCTTCCAAATAACCCGTGAGTCTCCCTCTGGATAACGAGCGAGAATATCGTCGGCAACGTAGCCGGTAATCCGAGCACCGAAGAGGTCACCAGCAGCACTGACGGTCTCATTACCAGTCAGACTGGCCGGCATTCCCATAAGGGCGTGGCTTGTGATACAGCCCGAGGCATTGCCGTGCTTCCAAGTGGTTCCGTCTGCGTTTCGGAATTCAATCGACTCTCGTTCCCGCTCGTCTTCGTCATAGATTCCCGGCTCCGCGAAAGGGAGGAGTACGGGGAGCGTCAAATGGTCGCTACATGGGCTATCGGTGTTGATGCGCACGTGATGCCGTTCACACTCCCATTGCCCGCCGTCGCCAGTTACTACTGGCGTAGCGTGGCAACAGTGCCGGCAAGAGAGTTTCGGAACGGGCAGCGCAAATTCGCCAGTGCCATGGCAGATATCGTGCGCATCACACCAACGGCATTCATAGTAGTCGGGCCGGTCGGAAAGCCGGAAAGGCGGGGTTACTGATTCAATGACCCCTTGCGCCTTAGCCATTAAAACCTTCGCCTCGCTTTTGTCGTATCGAAGCCTCTCTATGTAGATCGCGTCGTTATCCTTGCAGGTCGCAAAATACAAGGCTCGCTTCATGCCGGTTAGGTGCATGTAAATAGCACATTGCGCAGCGTGCTTCGGCTGTGATTTCCGGACGCCCTGCCGGCACAGATCCCGGAACGACTTGGCGTTGTGTGTTTTCATTTCCAGGACATGCCAGGTCTTCGGTGCCTCCGGGAGCCCGAGGACACAGCCGTCCAGGTAGCCTTTCAGGTGCCCGCCGAACTCAGTCACCAAGAATTGCCTCTTGGTCTGCTCATCCTCAACGTGGACCGTACACCCAATCGCGCGAAGGTCCGCGGCGATCCGTTCCTCTTCCCGCTGGCCAGTCTCGAACAAGCGGTACATCCGACCGTCAAAGTCCGGTTTACAGCACTGCCGATAGCAATACCAGAGGTATCGTTCGCACGGATGCCCGAGCATCGACGCGGGGACTGTACGGCTCATGTAGCCGTTATCGCCCTGTTGTTTGTAGTGGGCGAAAATCGCCTGAACGGTCTGCGAATCACCCTGTACGTCTGCGATATCACCGCCCATGAAGTCCTCTCAAACACCAGCCAGCGATTGCGCCAATCGCGAATTCGAGTATTCCAAATAACACCATAAGAGCACCGAATTCAGAGGTGATAGTGTTCACGATGTTACCTCCTATTCGGTGTAGAGAACTCGCATAAAGCGCTTACTGTTCCCTGTCAAGAGACACTTTAGACCCAGGATTTTCAGCGCCTTTGCGAGGCCACCTACGATCTCAGATGAGTACAATGAAGTATATTGTGGTTTCCATCCCCTCCCATCCTTCCACTCTGGGGGTGCAAGAGGATTCTCCACCTCAAGCGTCATATCGTAGGCGCGAAGCTCAACTGGAATTGAACCGGCCCTCTTTTTGCGCGAGAATTCAAACCACAGACTCTTGGCGGTTTCGGGGATTTCAATGTCCCGAGGCAGCCAGCCGAGTTGTATTATGGTCTCTAGTTGAGAACGTAAGCCCGTTGTATCCTTCCTTACTATCGAGTAAAACTCTCCGTTGCCACTCTTGCGAAACTCTTTCGTAACTACTGTATCACTCATTTCGATCTCCTAGTCGGAACGTCAATTCGGCAGCTTGCGCCTCGGGAGCATAAAGGCCGATAATATTGGCCTTACAGAGTTCCCTGGCCGACATTCCACCGGCAGCGTGTGGCGTCCCTGGAGTAACGCCAGGAAAGGCGGACATGATTCTGTCGGCTTCAACGAGCCGGATATTGGACAGCCACACTTTCATTGTGCTTCTCCCTTGCAGTTGCGCCCCATACATCAGCGAGTGCTTGTAAGCCCACGCAAATCGGTAAGCGTGATGTGCGCGACTCGCGGCAAGGGCTAAACTCAGGTCGTCTTTCGTGTCTTTTATGCCGCTCTGCGTAGGCGCGCATCCGCTCTTCCTTGGTTACCAATCGCTTCAGGTTCATTACTCTCCCTTTAGGGTCACGGCAACCTTCGCCGGCTTGGCGGTGACGTGTTGGGAAATCGCCTTCCATACCTCTGGCAATTCCTCGCGATACTGGCGATAGCCAGCAGTATCCAGGGTCACCTTTGTGGTCGTTTTGACAGGCACCGGGTACTTGTTGCCATCCTTGAGCCCCAGTTGATTGAGTGTCCGTGCAATTTCGTCGGTGTCGGCCTTGTAGATGAGGCCACGCTTTACAGTCAGCTTCAACCTGCTACCAAGCGAAATGGTTCGCTGCCCTTCCTCGTCAGTCGGTACGAGTTCAGCGATCTGCTGCTCGATACCGATTCGGAGTTCTCGCGCGATTTCCTCTGCGTCTTTCGCGTCAGAAAGTTGCTTTGCGAGTTTCCTTAGCTGTTCAATTTCTTCAGTCATGTCCCCATCTCCAGAAGTTTCTGATTGCAATTGTCGCAAGCACGCACTCAATGAAAATCAAATCCGTTTTCCCAATACGAACACCCTCTGTGATCCAGCAACAGCCACCAGCGATCCCGAGTAGGAATCCGACTCGCGACCGTGCACCGAGCCGCCAGTGGCCAGCGATAATCAGGGCGCTCCCGAGCCATCCCATCAGTCTTCGATCTCGGTCTTTTTCGGAGAGGGAAGAGAGCGGTGGCCATCCGTGGCCACCGGAACCAACATCGAGCCAGCTATCGAGAGTCCCACGGCCTCGACTGCCCTGCTGCCGGTTGTGTCGGTGCCGGAGCGGGACCAACGGCCTGTGGGGCGGTGGCCGCGGGTACAGCGGCAGGCGACCCAGGAGTTACAGCAGGTCTCGGCAGTCCAGCATCACCAACCTGAGGCTGCGCCTCACCAGGGGGCAGGTACTTCTGGACGATATTTTGCTCGCCATAGGTCTTGTCTTTCTTGACGCGCAACTTCACGACCACAACCTGGTTGATAAGCTGTGACATGTCGGAAAGCCGCTGAGCCCCAACTGCGCGACCGAGCGCCCCGAGGGCCTGCATACCGATCCGCATACACTTTGGATTCGGATTCCGGATGTTGATGTTATCGAAAATCTTCTGGCCCTTATACTGGCCGTCCAAGACCTGCATGATGATTTTGATATAGTAGCCGTCTCCTGCCTTGGTCTGCTTAATCTCAGCAGACTCAATCAGTGCGGGGTACTCACCAGGCGGCAGAGCGTCAAAATCATCTTGCGGCTCAATCGTGTTCGGGTCGATCGGCTGACCCAGAACTTGCTGTAAGTCACCGTACTGATCCGTCGCCATCGCAGGCACCATGGGTATCGGCTGAGAAATAGGCATCGGCTGATTTACGGCAGGCATCGGCTGAGGAGCAGGCATCGGCTGGGGTAGTTGCATTAGAGTTCTCCAGGGGATCGCGCAGGCCGAGCGTAAAACACAGAAGGCACGGCACAATTAAAGTTTCAGACAGTTGTACAGGGTGGACTTTACCGCCACACGTCGGGCAGCGCTCGCATTCAGAGAGGTGCGTGTGCATTTCCATTTTGTACCGCCAACGTTTCTGTGCGTTAAAGCATTCTCTACAATATCCTCGCCGTTTCCGACTGCCGTCTTTTCGGTAGCCGGAGTACATTGGGAATGCGGTCAGTGGTTTCCTCTGGCCACATCGGTTGCAAGTTTTCATTTCCGACATAGCTGTTTCCGGGCGGCCCGCGCTCCGCCGGGCCGCTGTGATTCATTGCTGCATTGCAGCAGACACGGCCGCCGTGAATGCCTCCCAAGACAACGGCAGTTCGTATGGAAGGCGGCCATAGACACCCCGTCCTCCGCCTGGATGCGCGGGACGTTTTTGTGTGTAGAGCCATCTGCTTCCGGCCTGGATTTCGATTCCGCGCTTCTTCACGTTATCTTTATGGAAGCCGAGTTGTTCTTCCTTGACAACGACCTTGTTATTGCAGAACAGAATCGAGTCGGCCCAGCGGAAGAGAAGATTACTGACTTTCTCATGCACATCCATTTGGTACTGGTCGTAGGAATCGCCGCCAGGATCGTCGAACCGCTTAATTTTGACGTGGCCAACCAGGATTGAAGCCATATTGCGGTCTCGCCGGATCGCATCCAGCCAGACAGTAATGTCCTGCCAGATTCCAACGGCTTCATCGGTGCCTTTTCCATACCCGCCGCCAACGTCGTTAATTGACTTGACGTTACCTCTCGCGCAGATTTCCGCGTGCATCATCAGCGCGAGCGTACTCACTGAGTCGATTACGACCGACTGAAATTCATGCTGGCCCTCGTGCAGGAATTTCAGCCAACCAAAAACATCTGCAACTGTTTGACAGACCGGCACCCTATTTACGTCCAGGTCGTCAATTCCTTCCTCGCCTTTAATGGGGAGGAATACCGGCTGATTCGCGCCGGCCGCAAAGGTACTCTTACCGATCTTCTCGACGCCCAACAGAATGATGCGCGGTGCACGGACACACTTGCCGGATGAAATCTGACTCAGATCGTAGGCCACAACTATTCCTCGTCTGTGATAGGTTCTTTCGGGTTCCAGATCGTTAATCCGTCGGTGTCTTCTGTCCCGTAGTCGTCGGCTAGCATTCTCCAGCCGTCTTCTAGTCGCTGGTTCCAATCGGCCATCTCTTCCTCTGTCATGTAAACGCCCTTCGCCTCCGCCGGCGTGCAAGGCGATCCTGGCGGGGCTCCTCTTGGCGGACGAGAATGAAGGCTGTCAGGTCTTCCTCGCGGATACGTCGTCGCGGTCGTTTAGTAGCGCCGGACGGAGAGACGTTTACACATACCAAATCGCCTCGCTCAATGAGACGTTGGATGGTGCGCACCGAGACGGAGAGTTGCCTGGCAGCTTCCTTGAAGGTCAAAAGTCGCATGATTGCCGTGCCGAACATGGTTGAAGCTCAATGCTGATACTTCAACTCTATCCAGACAGCTTGTCACAACTGTGACAGGTTTCTGTCACAAATCAGACCGCGACTTCCTCCAGGAGAATGGCGCCGTGTCGCGTGAGAATCGCGAGTGGGATATCGGCGTCCAGGAGGCGTTCAGAAAGGCGAGAGCACGCTTTACGAATCGCGCCATCGCTCACATTTTTACCCCATACAGCGTCTTGAGCTTCCTCGAAAGTTACTCGACCGTGCTCATGCAGGTGTCGCAGTAAAGAGAAGTCGATACTGGACAGCCGAAGGCCCTGCTGTCCATAGCGGACTATACGCGAAAGGGCAGAGAATTGCAGGTGTGGCTTATTAATCCTCACACTGGCCAGCGAAGTATCCGGGAGGTCAATCAGCAGCCTTCCGTCAGTGCGCCGTACTGCCGCGCGCATCATATCGACGGCTTCGGTATCCGAGAGGAGGAATTGCATACCGCTCGCGCAGAAGAGTACCGGGAATGCAGAGACATAAAGACAGCGAGGGCGGCGAGAGGTGGGGTCAGTCGCGCGGTAGCTCGCGGAATTTAATTTCAAGTTCGCAGGAAAGAGCGCGAGCGATAGCTTCAAGCGTGGAGAGTTTCACATCGCACGGTCGGTTACCAAGGACGAGAGAGACCGTGCTAGGAGCCAAGCCGGTTCGCTCAGCTAATTCCCTTTGCGATAGGTTCGACTCAAACAAGGCCCGTCGCATCTGTCGTTTTAGTTTCGGGTCGAGAGGCATTCTAGTGCTCGCAATCACCATGCCTGTGTCCCCCTGCGCCTAGTGTAGTATGACTCGGGTGAAACATCTTGTCAAGGCGAATCCTGCACCGATCCATCAAATAACCATTCGCGTACAGTATGCGCTATTTTCCGTAGCCTCCCTAGCTCATGTAGATTGAGTTGCGAATAGATCCGTTTTTGCAGCGAACGCGGGGCGTGCCCCATCGTAAGGTCGATCATGGCTTGGTCGGGCACGAGGTCTACAACAGTAGCGTAGGTGTGACGGAGAGAACCGAGGGAGGCGCCCAGGGGAGCATTCGGCAGCAACTTACACCACGATCGCTCTAATGCCCCTCGTCCGCTATGTGCGCGCCGCCGCCTAGTCAACAGGAGGCGGCGTTCAGTCTGGTCGATCGGTTTGCGATAGTTGTACCGATAATCCCGGATCGCTTTGACCGTCTCAGGCCAGAGAGCCGCCCGGCGTTCACGTCCGTTTTTCACGCGGCGGAAGTCGTGATACGGTATCTCGCCATCCAGATGAAGGTGGTCAAGCGTGATTACAACCGAATCACCCTGATAGAACCCGCAGTTGATCCCCAATAGGATCGCGATCTGCATGTCGGGGGCCGCGGTCCCAAGTGCCGTCAGAATCATCTCCCGATCCAGGAATCTAGTCTTACCGCGATCCTCTCGCTCAATCTCGATTGCATGAAGCCCAGGGGGACGGAACCTCGGGCCGTAACGAATCTCTCGGTCGTACAGCCCCATCTCGCGACCCCAGCGAAAGACGGTTTTAACGGCTGTGATACGATTACGCATCGTCGACCGGCTGTACCCCGACCGCTCCAAGCCGCTCTGGACTGCTGTGAAGTGCTCCGGCCCCAGAGATGCGACTGGCATCCCAGCGAGCCGGGTATCCTCTAGGAGCCGCTTGGCGGCCACGTAATCATAGCGCGTCTGTGGCGAAAGCCGACCAGTGGCGATCCGGTCGTCCACATCGGCGAGGTGCCTGGCGACTAGTTCCCGGACCGTCAAGCCGCCGTCTTGCGTGGGCGGGATTATCCCGGCCAATAGATGATCGCGTTCCTGGAGCCAGAGTCGCAACGCCCGGTCGGGGTCAGACAGCGGACCGAAGTAGTGGACGCGCCCTCTGACCTTCTTCGACCACTGGCCGCTCGGATGGACCGTCAGGGGCCAGTCGGGATGCTCGCGTTTCCAATCGCGGTACGTGACAACTTCAGGTCTCGCCATGTCAACCACCCTCCAGAGGAAGTATAGCATTTTCCAAAGCAAATTGTACTAATTCAGCATACCCAGAAAGCTCCCGGGTGTAAAGCGGGTGTTATTGGATTTCCGTCAGATAAGACGACCAACTCGCAAGTCGCTACTAGCCAGCATCTTAGGGTGACGCCAAGAAGGCAGTGGCGCATGCTCGTGAGGCATAAAGCGAGAAAATAGCGACGGATCGCATCCCATTACCCCGCAATAGGTTATGTCAATATCAACTCTTATTTGATATGACAAATTGGGGACAATAGGGACTATAGGGAACAGGTTTGGGTGTGATTACACCCGCGCAAAAAAAGAGCCGACCGTGACCTCGGCCGGCTCGCTCCCGCCCCACCTAACGCTCAGTCTGGCCTCCGGAGCGCCGAGAGGAGTTCACGTATTTCCTGCCGCTCAGCCTTCAGGGCCTCCAGGAAGGCGTCTCTCTGCTCCGTCAGGGCCTTTGTGTGAGCCGGGCCAACGCGTGACAACACATAATATATTGTCCAGCCGAGGACCGCCAGGGCTCCGCCTTGAAGCATCTCGGGGGCGATCTGGGGGATTCCTGGCGTCCCTTCGGCCGCTAAGAGTGCGGCCATCCCCCACAGTGGACAGCAGGCTAAGAATCGCACTTGCACCCCCTCCCGTAGAACTCGCGCAGCCGGCCAATCGGCTGCACCCCAGACAACGTCTCACCTAGCCGGTTCACATAGGCCGGCAACCCACCGATATCGTACATCTCCGCGAACGTCGTGTTCTCATCGTAGTCAATCACCCGGATATCAACACCTTCCTGGACTAACTGAACCACGACCTCATTCATTTCCGGGCAGAACCTACACCAGTCCGCCCGGAAGAAGAAATTACCAGAGCCCTCTCGTGAGCCGATCGCGCTCATAGCTCCGGCCCGGAAATCCTCGGCGCGCACGGCATAGCCGATTCCGCCATCGGAGCCCCAGAGGATTCCAACGATCTTCCCATCTTGGAGAATCGCGGAACCCGACCGGCCACCCTTGGGTGGCGGGACGAACGTGAAGCTCGTCCTGCCACCGTTATACTGCGGAGTCATGTTCGCGCTCCCCTTAACGTGCCCCTCAAACAGCGATTGCCACGAGAGCCCCGGGCAGCCGACTGAAATGATCGTGCTGCCTTTCTTTGGCGACTTCTCGCCGATTGGAATGGCGTTTGGTAGTTCGCCTTCCTTGAAGGCGCTCACTGGAATCTTGAGAACCGCAGCGTCGACCGTCAGGACCTTCACGGTCGTCGCTTTGTACTTGCCAGTAATCCGGCCGTGCAGCCAGAACTCAGCCTCAAACGTCTTCGTCCGTCCGGCGACGTGCCGACAAGTCAGGATATAGACGTACTGATCGTCAACCGCAAAACAACATCCTGTCCCGCCAGAGCCCCCACCGCGCAGACGGCAAGTCGCCGCGAGGTATTCGCGAAGTTGGTCGGCAGAGGGCTCTGGGGCCGGCTCAGTAATCGGATCGCCGGGTTCCGGGATCGGCAATGTAACCGGAGGTGATTTCAGCGCATCTTCCTGGTCCTCTGATATAGGCACACACCCCGGCAAAGCCAATAGCAGAATCAAAAGCAATCGTCTCACGGATGCCTCCTCTCTACACGGCAAGCGAAATTTGGCGCTGCTGACGAGCCGCGCGGATCGCCTTCAGAATCTTAATCCCAGCCTGGACAGCCTGGATGATTGCGAAGATCATCATCGGATTGAATGCGCACTCGGTAACCTCCTGAAGCTCCTGCGAACACTGAAGGCTCTGCTCGGGCGTGAATCGCCCCTCAATGACCGCCAACACGACACCGTGAATCAAAGCCCACGAATCGTCATTACCAACCAGGTCAGCAGCGAAATCGAAGATCGTGTCGTCGACCTCAATCACGGTGCGCTCAGCCAGCACGACGCCCAACTCAATGGCCGCCATAGTCCAACGACGAACGTCCTCACTATCGCTCAGGTCGTCAGGGAAATCAATCAGATCACGAACGGGCACACGTCTCAGTAACGAAAGCAATTGCAGCAGTCCCATAGATGCATCTCCTAGGAAAAAGTAGTTACAACGTCTTCGACAGTTTTGCGACTTCAAGGTAGTATTTAGCTACCTCTTGGTCTATCGCTCTTGCGTTCTGGCGCTTCGCCACAACAATTGGCCACAGTTGTTTACGCTCTTCTGGCGTACTTTGCAGGTACACATCAAGCGCCTCACGTAACGACAGCCTCTTGACTGACGCGGCAAGCGGCTGTAATCGTGATTCCGCAACGATTCCTTTCCGTTCCGTGAGAGTGAGACCCTCAAACTCTTCTGGCGCAACTTCCTCTCCGGCCCTCAGTTGGCGAACGAGCCCCTTTCGCCTTTTGCTCTTCTCTGCTTTCTCTTGCGTGCGGGAGCCGGCCGGTATCTTCGCAATGAGATACTTCATAGCGAGTTTCTGCGCCTTGCTTCGCGTGATATATGCGGGAGCAGACGTGATTCCGAGGCCACTCGCAACGGCAGCCTGGGCAGCCGGCTCTTTAGCCTCGCGCATCCTCATGTAATTGCGAACCGAAAACGGTATGTATGCTTCTCCAACATGCTGCACGCTATTAATCAGTTGAGCCATTAGTGGATCGTCTGCATTCCGAATCTCTGTGCCGTAGTAGTCCTCGTTGGCCCACATGTCAATAAACGTGCCCCACATCGGATGCACTTTATGATGCGCCGTTCGCGCCGGGTCGTGCGTCCACGAGTACACATCACGGGAATAGGTCGGTAGACCAATCCGCTCAGCGCTTCCATCCGGATTCTGCTTGCCGGTGGGCGGGAAAAAATAATCCTTCAACTCTTTCGGTCGATCTCCAGTAAACAGGTAAGTCAGCACGGCCCCGAGGGTTGCATACGAAACGGCTGCCCCCATTACATAAGCCTGTTTGCCACTAACTAATTCCCCGCCCATTGCAATCCGTTCCTTGGCAGTAAAGATGTCCGTGACTGCACCACCGTACTCGCGGATCGAACCGAGATTCCACCCAACCGACCGTACCGCCAACATAGACACATCCTTGACGTACTGATTCCAGAACAAGTTGTCATACGGAAGCTGGCCAAGGCGGTTATCTACACTATCCCATGCCTGAGTTAGTTGTTCAGTAATCTGTTCTTCGGAAAGATTAGCCGACCTACTGTATATGTCACCTGCCAAATACTGAAACGTCCCCAGCTTCAGCCTCGGTACCATATACTCCATGATTGGAATTGCTGCTGCCTCCAGTGTCGCAAAGACACTCTGAACCGGGAGCTTAATGGCCGAGGACACCTTTTTTATGGGCCCCCCGAACTTCAGGTTGTAGAATGTGTTTCTGAGGGCCCTAATCGACTGATTATGGTACCTGGCGTCCATACTGGCCCGCCCACCAGCCCTGATAACGTCCTCGATTGTGTCCGCTAACTTCTGATTCTTTATCTTGCTGAGGTCGCCGCGCATCGCTTTAATAAGTTTGTTTCCGCGCCACAACGACTTGAAGCCAGCCATTGGGGCTGTGACGAATTCTGCCGCCGCGCTTGGCAAGTCACCGCGCAGTAATTTCAGGATTGACACGCCAGTTTGTGTGGCAACAGCGTCAGTCGTCACGTTAATTCCATGAAACGCAGACAACGATAAGCTAGCCTGATTCATCGCATTACCATACATCCTTGCGGTATTGTATAGTGTGCGAACTGCGGTGTTTGGATTTCGGCGTAAACCAGGGGAAAGTTGGTTCTCAATCATTCCCGCAACCTTCTCCGGCATGGCCCATCGCCCAATCACACGCACACCAGGCTGCTCAATTGTCTGCTCTTGCGTCCCAAGTACGAGTGAGCGGTCCAGCATTAGGAGTGGGCTCAGCGGCTCGTTGGCAGCTAAGAAATCCTGCCACATCCCAGTCACCTTCGGCGCAACCTCGCGCATCTTCTCTGGCGAGACAAGCCACGCCTCTAGAATGACAGCCTCTTGCTCCGCTGGAGTTTTGGAGTATTCAACGAACCCTTCCGTTCCAGGTACCGACCTTTCGGTGCGAAGGGATGACAGTGCATCTAATTCTTGCTGCACTGCCTTGCCGCCACTCTCGACCATGTAATCGTACAGACCGTAGATTTCGCCAATGTTGTGCCCGATCTCATGTGCGAGTGTCGCCACAGGGGTCCCTACCCGCGTCTTGATGATCCGCCGCCCCTTCTTTGTCGTGACGGTCTCACCGAATGACTCCAGCTTCGTTACCCTCTTTGTCGACACTCCAAGGGAGTTTGCAACTGACGTAAGTTGATCCACGAGCAACTTATCAAACACTTCCGTAACTGTCGTATCTGCTGATGTTTGCACCAGAAAGGCCGGATCGTCTACGAACTTAAATCCGGGCAGCAGATAGTCTTTCTCTAAACTCGCCGGAACAAACACAGCCAAGCCATGTTGCTTCAGGAGGCTCATTGCCTCGGTTTTCGCGACATACTCATTCATATGGTGAATTCGCATGAACGCTAGCTCCGCCGGGTTGTCAGTCACAAGCTCAAGACCAGCCTCGCGCCCCTCTTTGACGGTAGGAATCGTTCGCTTACGCAGGAAGCCCGACTTTCTGTATGTCTTCTGAAAAACTTGACCAAGCACTGTGTCTGCTTCCGGACTGGATTTCCATAGGTGCGGGAAATAGTCTTCGTTGAATTTCTCCAACTTCCCGACTTCTTGAACACGTTTTCGCGCTGCGTCCAACTCACTCCGGATTACCTTTGCGACAACATTCAACTCGCCTGGCTGCTCTTTCCCCGACTCCATGCGGTCAATAAATTCAAGCCTCTCATCGGGCGACATCTTATAGAACGACCGCTCAATTGCGTCCAGCGAATGCTTAGACACCTCGTCCCACTGCGCCGCACGAGCCATCCCCTCTCGCATAATGTGCCCTGTCCGCCTGGCCTGCCATCCACCGGCCGCCACCGGGGACGCGATCGAAACAAGATCAGCGGCCGCCGCTCGCGCTTTCGAGGCTACAGGCGACTTCCCCTTCTTTCCTGGCTTAGTAGTCTCTGGTGCGTGGATGCCATCTGCCGGCAACGGGCCGCCAGACTCCATGGCCTCTGTCGTCAAATTGCCGGCAATCCCGAGGGCCCTCTGCTGGAATACCTTGGCTGGCTCAGCAGCAGGCTCAACAGCCTCCTCTTGCGGGGTCACTGCTGGCTTCTTGGCGGGGGCAGCGGCAGCCTCCTGGACCGCCGGGTGACCAACCGGCAATCCCTGGTCCATTACTGCCCTGTCAGCAGCCGTCTGCGGCTCGCTCACGGCCTCCGGGGCTCCGGCTGGCTCCTGGGCCGTCTGGACCACTCGGGCCTCCAGGGGCGTCTGTAGTGCGCCAGTTAGCTGCTCTGTGAACGCTTTTCGTTGTTTTCGAGACTCACCATACTCAGGAGCCAGCCCCCATTTCTTCCATGTCTTCCGAGAGGGTACTTTCCCCTCTCTGGCGTAGGTCATAATCTCCTGGGTAACCCGCTCGATTTTGGCACGACTCATCTGCCGCATGACCCCGGGAGACCCAGCAAAAGCCGTGGCAATAACGGTCTGGACCGTCGTCTCGTTGACTACCTGGCGAAGAGAATCCTTAGTTAAAGCCTCCGGATCAACAT